GGACAACAATTGGTTGTTAAATGGTTACATGATGAATTTCAAGAGAACTTTTTCAGTTTACCCGAGGAAGTTGCGGTTAACTTTGGAAAAGATATGTCATTGTATCTTGGAATGGATTACGATGCATCACACTTCGTTGCACTACACAGATTAGGTTACTTACCTATTCGTGTTAAAGCACTACCTGAAGGTATTGAAACAAACCCAAATGTTCCACACATGACTTTCATCAATACTGTCGATGGGTTTGCGTGGTTGACATTGTATTTGGAAACAATTATCAGTTCGTTGGCTTGGAAACCATCCACATCAGCAACAATAGCATTGCAATACAAACGTAATGTTGTTGAGTGGGTTATGAAAACCGACCCATCAACAGCTTGGTTAATTCCTTTTATGTGTCATGACTTTTCAGCACGTGGTTTATCACCATGGGATATGTTGACTAGTGGAATGGGACATGCAACATCGTTCCGTGGTTCAGATACAATCATCTGTATTCCAGGGGCTCGTTATTTCTATAATGAACCAAAAGACGAAGTGTGCATTAACTCGGTTAACGCATCTGAACACTCTGTATCAACAACAAAAATCTTTACTGTTGGTGAACAACAAATGATTGCCGATTGGTTGGTAGATTTTCCGAATGGAATCCTATCAATTGTATCTGACACATTTGATTTGTGGAAGTTGATTACTGAATACTTACCAGCAAACAAAGAAGCTATCATGGCTCGTGACGGTAAGTTAGTAATTCGTCCTGACTCTGGTGATCCAGTTGATATTATTTGTGGTAGAGAAGAACAATTATCCGATGCGCCTGGTGAGTATAAAACACCTGCTGAAGTCGGGGTAATAGAATTACTTTGGGACATCTTTGGTGGAACAATCAATGAACAAGGTTACAAGGTTCTTGACCCACACATCGGAGCAATCTACGGAGATTCAATCACATTAGACCGTCAAATTGAAATCTACAAGAGATTGGAAGCAAAAGGATTTGCGGCAACAAACATTGTATTGGGTGTTGGTTCATTTACTTACCAAATGAATACCCGTGACACTTTAGGTTTCGCAGCCAAAGGTGCTTGGTTTGAAGTTGAGGAGTTTGATACTATACCTTCAGCCGATGGACTTTTGGGAAGTGCTTTAATTCCAAAAGGAAAGGTTGGTTACAACATCTACAAAGATCCAGTAACTGATGATGGTACCAAGAAATCTTTGAAAGGTTTGATCTGTGTAACTGAAGACCATGAGGTATTAACTCAATGTACTTGGGAGCAAGAGGGAACTGGAATCTTACAAACCATTTATGAAGATGGTAAGTTCCACAACCAAACAACATTAACTGAAATTCGTGAACGTTTAAATAAATTATAAGATGAGCACAATGGAAAAATCTTGGTTATACTTTTTGATGCTAGTTGTAGCATCAGTCCTATCGGTTGGGATTTATTTTATTCTATCACCAAAAAAAGTTGTAGCATACGAACTTGATGGTAGGTACTCACACGGAGTACCAGCCATCAACGTAAATGTTGAAAATGCCGCTGATTACACAATCCAGCTTTCAAAAGAAGTTACTTGGAATGATGCGATGCATATGATTGATTCACTCAACAAAACCATTAAATAATTTTATAAAAAAATTTGGTGATTTAAAAATTTTAACTTACCTTTGTACAACATTTAAAAAAATAAAAAAATGACAGAACAATTAACTAGCGTATTGGGTTACGCATGGGTTTTAATCCCGATCCTCATGGTAGTATTCTACAAGTTCGTACTACGAGTGTTCTTTGGTATGGTTATCATACCTGAAGACAAAATTGGTTTGGTGACCAAAAAATTTGTACTTTTTGGCCCCAATAAACAATTACCCGATGGTAAGATTATCGCCTTAAACAATGAACCAGGCTTTCAGGCCGACACATTAGCCCCAGGTTTATATTGGGCTTACTGGATATGGCAATTCGAAATCGAACAAGCCCCTTTAACAACAATACCTAAAGGTAAGATCGGCTTGTTATCAGCTAAAGATGGCGCACAGTTACCAAAGGGTGCTATCTTGGCTCGACACGTTGATTGTGATGATTACCAAGATGCTAGAGCGTTTTTATCAACAGGTGGACAACGTGGTAAACAAGTTGGTTATTTAAACAACGGTGTGTATCGTGTTAATACCCATTTATTCGAGATATTCCTCGCTGACATCACATACATTGAAGATGGTATGGTTGGCGTTGTTACAGCACTTGATGGTACACCACTTGAGATTGGTTCAATCGCTGGTTCTGTGGTTAGCGGTCACAATAATTTCCAAGACTTTGATAAGTTTTTGGCTAATGGTGGACAAAGGGGTTTACAAATCCAAGTTATTCAAGCTGGTTCTTATTCATTGAACCCATGGGCAATCGAAGTTGAGAAGAAAGAAATGACATCCATTCCTATCGGTCATGTTGGTGTTGTTATCTCTTATGTTGGTGAAGATGGTGAAGACACCACTGGAAGTGATTTTAAACACGGTAACATCGTTAAAAAAGGTCAGAAAGGTGTGTGGGCAACCCCATTGGATCCAGGTAAATACGCAATCAATCCTTATACACAGAAGATTGAGATAGTACCAACAACAAACTTGGTTCTTAACTGGGCAAATGCTCGTAATGAATCACACAATCTTGATAAGAACTTGAGTACCATCACAGTACGTTCACAAGACGGTTTCCCATTCAATTTGGATGTTTCACAGATTATCCACATCCCATCAACCGAAGCGCCTAAAGTAATTGCTCGTTTCGGCTCAATGCAGAACCTTGTGTCACAAGTTCTTGAACCAACCATCGGTAACTATTTCCGTAACTCGGCACAAGATTCTGATGTGATTGCGTTCTTATCAACTCGTCAACAAAGACAGAATGCTGCTAAAGATAAGATCAGCACGGTTCTTGAAGAATACAACGTGCATGCGGTTGATACGCTTATTGGTGACATCACACCACCAGACTCTCTGATGAAAACTCTTACTGACCGTAAGATTGCACAAGAAGAAGAGGTAACATTTGACACTCAACGCAAAGCTCAAGATAAACGTAAGACGCTTGAATCGGCTAAAGCACTTGCCGATATGCAAGGACAAATGGTGTCAGCACAACAATCGGTTGAGATTTCTCAACGTGAAGCTGAGGCCGCTGTTAAGAAATCTGAGGGTGAAGCACAAGCCTTGAAATTAAAAGCTGCCGCTCAAGCTGAAGCTAAGAAATTGAACGCTGAAGCTGATGCTACGCAGATTAAATTGACTGGTGATGCTGAAGCATCTAAGATTTCCGCGATTGGTAAATCAACTGCTGAGGCTTACGAAAAGCAAGTTAAAGCTATGGGTGTTGAAAACTTTGGTAAACTTAAAGTTACCGAAATGATTGGTACAAATGGTATCAAAATCATCCCTGAGATTCTTATCACAGGTAGTGGTGATAGTAGCCCAATCAATGGCTTACTTGGAATGGAATTGTTAAAGCAAATCCAAGAGAAAAAAGAATCTGAACAGGGTACTGTAACCGAGGTAAAATAATTAAAACAATGGATTGGGTTGGAAACAACCCAATCCTATTTTAAATAAAATTATGTTAGTAAATATAAGAGAACAAATCGACAAAGAAATCGACCAAATTATTGATCGATTACAATTACACGACCCAAATTTTAAACAGGTTGATGAACATTACTTGGAAGTTAAAACACCTTTTTTGATTAACCCAGACTCTAAAAATGACGAATGGAAACCAAAAATCGGTATCGTTTTATATCCAGAACTTTTGAGTTATGGTGGGGGATCCGATGGTTATATGACAACACCATGGGTTTGTGTTCGTTTTGAACTCGAGACAAAAGATATGGTCATTCACCATGAACTTTGTAAGTGGTTTGTTGAGAAATTCAAAGCTATTGGTTTGCGACCATTTATGGATGAAGATGCTACCTGGAATCACTATAAAAAAGATGAGCGCAAAGGTTACACAACTTATATGCTTTATGTTAATATTGATTACCCTAACGGTTATTGGGAAAACCACGCACTATGATACGCAAAGCTGATGTAATTGTTGACCTGCAAGCGGGTGACACTGGAAAGGGCAAGGTTGCCCACGCTCTGGCTAAGAAGCCAGATGAGTATGATTATGTTATGCGCTACAATGGTGGTGGTAATGCTGGTCACACGATATATCACAATGGTGAAAAATATGTAACACATTTCATACCAGTTGGTGTATTGTATGGAATCAAATCAATTATTGGACTTGGTTGTGTGGTCAACCCAGACAAACTTATTCAAGAAATTGATGAACTCGAATTAGCTGGATTTAAAGTTCGTGAGAACTTATTGATTGATAAACGTGTTCACATCATCACCGAGCAACATCTACACGAAGATAGTTTGGATAGTAAAATCGGTACGACTAAAACTGGGAATGGCCCAGCTTACCGAGATAAGTATTATCGAAAAGGTCTTAGAGCTGTTGATGTTCCTATGTTAGCCGACATGGTTGTTGATACATACGGATTATTTAATGGGCAAGACGGTTGTAGTATACTTTGCGAAGGGGCTCAGGGTTTTGAGTTGGATATTGATTGGGGTGATTACCCATATGTTACATCATCACATTGCACAATTGGTGGGGCCATCCTTAATGGAATACCAGCACAAAAAATTGACAGAGTGTACGGCGTTGCAAAAGCTTATCGCACATATGTTGGTGCCAAAAACTTTGAAGGTGCAGACCCATTGTTTGTGAAGATAAGAGAAGTTGGTAATGAGTTTGGTGCAACAACTGGTAGACCGAGGCAAGTTGATTGGTTGGACTTGGACGATATGATCAAAGCAATTAACATCAACGGTGTGACTGATTTAATAATCAATAAATCAGATGTTCTTCAAGAAATTGGGGTTTACAACCTATACCTGAACAAACAAATAAAATCATTTGATATTGTTTCTGATTTTATTATGTTTATCGAAAAAATAATAAACACAAACTGTTTGAGTATCGAGAAGATAACATTCAGTACAACACCTTACGATATATGAATTTAGGAGAATTAAAAACGTGGCTCAACACCCTACCAGAGGAGTTTGATGCCTTTGAAGTTGTCAACGGAGAAGTTGGTATGCTAGGAGAAGAATATCATTACCGAGTTGATAAACCAATTGCCGCTTGCACAGTTGATGAACAAACAAAAGAGATTATCTTCATGCACCAAGCTGAAAAAGAATTAACTCGAGAGGATATTAAAAAAGAAGATGGAAAAGATTAATAGAGAAATCTTGGTGTGTGAATGTGAATCGCTCGAACATCAATTTGCCATTTGGTATGATGATGAAGATAATACGCTATACATCGAGCCACACTTGAAACGTAAATCATTGCGTGATAGGATTTTATATGCTATTGATTATATATTCGGTAGACAGTCAAATTACGGCGCATTTGATGAAATAATCATTAACCCAAAAGACGCCGAAACTATGATTGAATATCTTGAGAAAATAAAACAAAATGGGCAAGACAACGATAAAACAAATAGTTAAAGAATATAAAGATGCAACTCCTGGTGAGGTTTTTACCGAGTCCAGAGACAATTTTACGTTTGGTTTTATCGGTGCTATGTTGGTTGTGTTTATCGCAACCAAAACAGATCTAGCGGTTCTTCTTGGTTATATAACCTACTACTTTTATATGGGTAGAATTGTTAACCGACCGAAGTATGTTACATCACTTGGTAAGTTAATTGTGTTTCCAATACCATCAGCTTTAGGTGCATTCGCTGGTTATAAATTGTCTTACATACTAATTGATTTATTATCAAAATGAAAGCTATAATTGCTGTAAATAATCTCGGGTTCATAGGAATCGGTAATAAAATGCTATGGCGTAGTTCCGAAGATTTCAAACATTTCAAAGAAAAAACCATGGGTGGTAGATTACTCGTTGGCTACAACACATCACTAGAGTTACCACCATTGAAGGGTCGTGAAGTTGTAATCGATACCAGGGGACTTTGGAATCCAGATATCGAAGTTATTGATTGGTGCATTGGTGGCAAAAAAACATATGAAAAATATGCACACATGTTCACCGAGTTACACATATCACATATAGATAATAACTATATAGGTGATGTGACCTTTCCAGATTTATCTAAACTAAATTCAAATTGTGAGATATTTAACTATATGTTTAAATGTAGTTTATGAAACAAAGATTAAGATTTGATAAAGAATTTAATGGTTGGTTTGTTGATCTTCCAGAATGGGAAGGATCTAAAGCCGATCTACAAATGGTTCTTGGTGCTGACACCTGGCTTGATTTGCTATGTGAAGGTGAGTGGTATATTTGGATAGCATTGTCCGATAAACCATTTGAGGGTGCTGAGGAGCTCAAAAAAATTTCGGATGGTTGGTTGTATGATGAGGGGAATGGTTCTGGTGCCACATATAAGGTTGAGTCTTACATGGGTATACCATTTGATATTAAAATGTGGTTATGTGACGTAACCAAGTTCGTGTTTGGGTCTTTACCTGATACGATCTATTACAAAAAATCTTAAGCATGCCATGTCAAGTGCTGGGGGGTAATTAGAAATAATTATCCCCTTTTTTTGGTTATTAAATTTTTCTTTCTTACCTTTGTAACAACAAGAGAAATTATGGATAAGAAAAAATGGTGCATTGAGAAGCACAATGAAACAAACCACATGTACGACACATACTTACCGTATGAGTTCCACTTGAGAATGGTGGCCCATGTCGGTGAGAAGTACAACCATCTTTTAGACGATAAAGAATACTTTACTGGTGATGTGGTTGTTAATCCAACCACACAGGTTTCGACTAAACACGCATGTATGCTTGCTTGTTGGGGCCACGATTTGATCGAAGATTGTCGTGTGTCATATAACGATGTTAAAGATATTTTGGGTCAGGAAGCGGCTGAGATTATTTATGCTGTAACCAATGAAAAGGGTAAGAACCGTAAGGAACGTGCCAATGACAAATACTATGAGGGTATTCGTAATACCAAAGGCGCTGTATTTGTTAAATTATGTGATCGTATCGCTAATGTACAATACTCTAAGATGACTGGTAGTCGTATGTTTGAGATGTATAAAAAAGAAAATGAGGAATTCATGACTAAGTTGGGGTTTACTTGGTATGCCACCGAACCTTACTTTGAAATGTTTCAATACCTGAGTGATTTATTTAAAAATTAAAACTATGAACATATTAGACATTGCTAAGATCATAACCATCATTTGGTTCTATGCAACAGGATCCTTCATGCTTGTTGCTAAAGTTAACGGTACTAAACCCATCATCGCCATGACAATTAAATTTATGACAGTTGTATCTATGGTTTACATCACACTTTTTTTACTTAATGTTGTAAAATAAATTAAAAATTATGAAAAAAATATTAATACTATTCATTTTGATGTTTGGCCTATTATGGCTAATATCATGTAAAGACAGAACCGAAAGCGTTGGAGATGTTGTTGGAAAACGATATCTCCGAAAAGAAATTCACACACCAGAGGCACAAATGGACGTTGAAGCCATGGACAAAGCCTTTAAAATTATGCGTAATATGCCTTGTGATAACCCATTGAGTTGGTATTATCAAGGTGCAATTCATTGGGTTCCCGACACAATCTTATATAACCCACTGTGCCCAAGCTATAAGACCCCAGCCGATTTAAAAGAAGCTTGGGATAATTGTACACATACACCAAGTGGTAAAGAAAAAATTCATTTCTTGGTTTGGCATAGATTATACATTCACCATTTAGAAAAGATAGTTAGAAAATTGTCTGGATATAAAGATTTCGCATTACCTTATTGGGGCTACACAAATAATTTTGACTACGACAAATTTTTACAAGAAAAATTCAGAGATCCGAAATCATCCCTATATGAACGTTGTAGATTTGATAGCTTGAACTATGGTTATCCTATTGCAGGTGAAATCCAAAGAGCTTTGGAGACAGATAAATTAATGAGTTACACCTCATACGAAATGTTTAACTCGCAGATTAACAATGCCCCACATGGTGCGATGCACGATTACATCGGCGCTGGTAATGTACAAACTGGTAAGTTGTTCAACAACCCAATCACTGGTAAAATTAGTGAGACAGGGTTGATGGGTTGGGTTCCGACAGCTGGGTTTGATCCAGTTTTCTGGACACATCACTCAAACATTGATAGACTATGGCAGCAATGGACTAATTCTCCGAATGGGGAGAAAGTTACATTGGAGATGTTAAAATCAGCTGACTGGTCTTATGTTTTCTTCGATGAGAATGGTAAGAAAGTTACCTATACAATGGAAGATGTGATAAAGATAATATACAAACTTGATTATGATTATGATGATGTTGAGGTATATGAAAAAGCTGATCAACCGATGATGGCTAGAGCATACAACAATGTTTTACATAGCAATAATTTCAGCATACCAATTAATGGTCAAATCACAGATGCTGTCACACAGGTTACGCCAACAAGTGGCCAGCTAGGTGCGCCAAATAGAGTTAAATTAGTATTAACCGTTTCATTCACGAAGATACCTAAAGGTGTCTATGAGGTTTACGTTAATCGAAATAAATTAACAACAGCACACCCGAATATGGTTGAGAGCTTCGCGGGTTATATGTCTTTCTTCGGAGCCGATCATAAAATGCCTGGTGAGTCTTGTGAAAAGGGTTGTTGTAGAACACTCAACGCTGACGGTAGACCAACAATGCAATTTGAATTTGAGGTCAACTCATCTAACAGATACCATGTTGAAATTTATAAACATAACGGTATTCACACTGGTGATTTAATTATCGAAAACATAAAGATTAAAATTTAATACAATGAAAAAGTTTAAAGTATCCTACACATTAACTTACAAAATTACTGATTACGATTTGTTTGAGGAGTTAGAATCGGATGAGTCAGCGTGGGTTAGATTTTTAACAGAACTACTCGATTCAATCAGATTCTCAGAGGATTTCACCAAGAAATGGATATCCACCGAGGGTGATGAATTATACTGGGATGATGAAGAAGAGCATGGTATTGCCGAGGTTGTTGTTACCGTTGAGGATAATTTTGATGGTGATGTTAAATGGTGGAACGAGTTGCTACCAATGTTGAAAGAAACTTGGGACATGCCAATCAAAGAAGATGCTGAATCATTCGATGTGGATGATTTTGCAACATCAATATCCGAGGGTGGCGCTTTCTGGAACATTGTTAAATGGGGAAGCACGATCAGAGTTGAGGAAGATTCCGATGGTTGTCTTTTTGAATATGACGATGAAGCACGTGAGCGATACATCGGAAACATTCACAATGTTGAAGATAGTTTGCAAATAATCAACGCCGAGTTTATAAACGCCAAAGGCGAACACTACGAACTATTGGATTGGGTTAATACTAAAGAAGAGGTTTTAAGTTACATAGAAAAAATTAATTAATGCATACATTAACGATACTGGTAATACTATGGTATTTTTTCCTGGTGCTACCGAATGCTCGTAAAAATAAGAAATAATATGACGGCAGAAGAAATAATTAAAAATAGCAAAAGAAAATATGAGGTCGGTTTCACTAGTGATGAGATCGTCACAATGTTAGTCGATAACGATATTGACCCAGACAAGTTTTACACTGCACTTGGTGTGAACACAATTACAATGATTGATGGTAATTTCGTTACATATTTTTGGGACATTGAAAGAGCATTAGATTGTGTGATCAACGACAGAGATATGGACATAACAGAGTGGGACTGATATGACATTACTTGAACTAGCGGATAAAGTTGCTGAGATTGAAAGGAAATACACTGATAGGTCTGACTTCCGAGTGTCCGTTAGTGTAACACACGATAGAGTTGTGCGATACACAATCGAACACACCGCAAAAAACAGAACGGTTGGTACGGGTTGGGGTGCGACTGATATAAAAGAACTTTTAACTAAGTTTGAAGTTGCTATGGCAGCTAATTATACTTTCGCATCCCCAAAGAATGATGACATTTCAATATGATTGGTGAGTTCATAAAGTACCAGGGCAATCATTATATTGTTACGGATGATCAATTAAAAGATGGTGATGAGTACATCACAATCGATGGTGTAAACCACAAAGTAGTTTGGTATTACGAAACATTCGGTACACACGTTTCCGTTTACTATGACATGATCTTTATGCCTTATGCGACTGGTGTTACGCATACATTTATTTCACAAGATTTAGTGGCTGTCCAACCAATGGACAGCCCAAGGGGGTGAATTGTTTTACTTAGATTTTCAATACGATTATGCTGAATGAGAGATTTATAATGCTTGACAAGATGGTTCTTTTGGTTGATGATAAAAAACCAAATAGAATCGGTGATCAATACGTTTGGATATCAAACGATGAGAAACATATTATAGAAAATTCCGATGCGTTGAAACAAATAGATGAGAAACCATCAACATTTTTTTCGCGCCACAAGATGATTAATATTGTCTGGTGTTTTATACCAGAAGATATCAAAAAAAATTATCTGGTTACAGTCAAATATAATTTTGATTAAAATGTTTCAATAAGATTTGGATATTTAAAAATATTTCTTTATATTTGTGACCTAAAATAAAAATTATGGTCAGCGAAAAATCAGCGATTAAGGCAAAATCAACCGAATTTTACGAAATTACACAGAACAACAGTGGTGGTTCATTCATCACCGATGATAAACTATGCCACAGATTGTACATTGAGGCCGTTTCGGAGGATGAGGCTCTAAGAATTGCCGAGGACTTGGGTTGTTATTGGAATGGTTGTGATGAGGGTATGGATTGCCCTTGCTGTGGCGATCGTTGGTACCCAGCATCTTATGCCACCAACATCGAGGAGATGAACACAAAATGGAATGGTTACGAGGTTTCTCAATGGCTGACCGATGGTAAAAAAGGAACCATTCAGAAAGATGTCGCTATTAAAAACTTGAAGAGCCAATATCCTGGCGCCACTTGGTTGGTTGAACCAATTGTTGAAAATAAATATAGTTCAACAAGAGTTGTTGGTAGACTTAAATTGGATAGCATTGAGCAGTATGCGCAAGTTATGGCTAACCTCTATGGGTGGACAAAACCTGATTGCAGAATTTTTTATAAAGATGGTACAATAAAAGAAATTTATACAAATAAAATATGAGTGGAGGAGCATTTGATTACGACCAATATAAGATTCGCAACATTGCTGATAGCATTGAAAGTGAAATAGAACGAAGTGGCAGACCTTTAACCGATGAGGAGTTCAGAGAAAAGGTTAGATGGTATGGCGTTGAGTATTTTGAAAGATACCCAGATGAGAGAACCCACCACAAATATCCCGATGAGGTCATCAAAAAATTCAGGGATGCTGTAAAGATTTTGAGAATTGCTGAGATATACGCACAGCGTGTTGATTGGTTATTGTCTGGTGATGATGGTGAAGAAACTTTCTTGAAAAGATTATCTGATGAACTAAATAAATTGGATTACAGTATTGTCATAAAGGATGACACTAAGAAGTAATTTATGTCTAAAGAATGGTTATTAAATGATGAGTATGGAACCTACCTATTGTGTGATGATATCATTGATGTTGGTGACCATTATGTTATTTTATTCAACAATGAACTTGAAGAACCATTTCCCAAAACCGAAGAGTTTAGATATCCAAAAATCAAATCGAACTTTTCATATGAAAGATTCAAGGTTATTTGGTTTTATGAGAAAGATAAATTAATAACTCGTGTTAGATGTGATGAAGATGTTGAGAAAGAATTGACCAGAGCATTGACAGAAGAACTAATGAGAAATATCGATGCTGAAATAATCAGAAGAATAAGAGAAGAATTTAACAACATTCGAAATGAAAATATTCAAGGGTAAAAATAAAGGGATGATCCACACAATGGATATAAGGTTGGATGACCTGCGAGCGGTTTTCTTTCCAAAGAATTTCCATGAAAAGTATGGCTACCTAGGCTATGTTCCTTTCGAGGATGCTTACGAGAAGCGTGGAATGATTCACGCATTGGTAATGGCAATGGATGCTGAAGCCAAACCCTGGTGGTGCCCAAGGTGGTTCCTAAGGTTCTTGCATTTATTTGGATCGGATAACTCAATCGTTAGAGTAAGGAACAGGTTCTTACATAATATTGAGAGAAAAATAACCAAGGGGATTCGAATGTGGGATTATAAAACTAAATGGTCTGATTACGATTTGAGAATAAGCATAGGGGCACCGAAGCATCTTCAGGATTTGGCTGATGCGATAGAACATTATGTATATCACAGAGGCTACAAAGCCGAGCTGGTTGAGAACATAAAGGAAATGGAACCGACATTCGATAAGGACTGGTATAGCTTATGTGAACTAAAAGATTATTATGAAAAACTGAAAGGGGAAACTGAAAACGATGAAACATCTGATTAATATATTTAAGCAATATAAGTATGAGTTATTATTAATATACACTTACATGTTAATTGCCGAGGGTTTGCTTTTATTGCAACCCTATTTTCTTGGAAAGACGATTGATGGTTTGTTGGTTGGTAACTGGAATTGGTTGATTGGTTTGGTTCTGGTTTACGCTGGATCAACCATGTTCATATACAAGAGAATGGTTTATGACACAAAGGTATACACAAAGATATATAACAACATCGTGATGGAGTTTATACATAAGACCGATGTTGATAACTCATCTAAGGTAGCCAGGACAGATATGGCTCACCAGATTGTGGATGTTCTCGAGAGTTACGTTCATTATTACATTTCCGTTATTGTCACGGTTCTGGGTAGTTTGGTTTTTGTGATGAGGGGAAGTTTGATAACAGGTTTCATTGTGTTGGGTTGTGTGTTCCCAATTATGTTTATTGTGTTTAAGTTTTACAAGAAGATAAAACAAGCAACTGTTGTTGGGAACAATCAATATGAGAAAAAAGTTGATGTTATCAATCGTTCCAATAAGGATGAGATAACAAGTTTCTTTAACAGAAGAAGAAAGTTATGGATATACGGTTCAACATTACAAGGAAAGAATTGGTTCTGGGTGAATGCGGTTAAATATACATTTCTTGTGACAGCTTTGATTGTCTTCATCAAGACATCTGACAAGTTATCTCAAGGGGATATCATCGCAATGTACTCATACATCAGTAACTTTTTGGTCTCATTAATGTCGATACCAGTTGGTGTTGAAGCATACTCAAGAATATTAGACGTATTAAAAAGAATACAATGTTAGTACACATACCAGTTGAAGAGTTGGACATAAACCCATCTTGGGCAATAAATAAAATAATTGGCGTTTCAATTGATTACGCTGATAGCACGGTTCACGCTATTTTTTATGGTGAGGCTGAGTCCGCGATAATATTTCGTCTTAAATCGTATGGTATGACTTTGGACAATAGATGTTGTGGTTATCATGTATCACATGGGCCAGCTGGAATCTTTATAAAATTAACGAAATAAATTTGCGTATTAAAAATTCCTGTTATATATTTGCGACATGCGAGACGCAACAAACATAAAGGATAAGGATTTTTACATCGATGGTGTGAAAACCAAGGCAACCAATGTCTGGATAACCGAGCGTGGCGAAATTTTCGTTTCATTGAAAGCACACGGAAATTGTGAGTTGAATATTTCAGCAAAGGATTTAAAAAAATACACAAAAAAATAATATATCATGAGAAGAGCATATCAAAACGTATCGTTCATCGTTGAGGGTGATAACTTTTATGGGGTATCACTCGGTTGGGATTTCACATCGGAACACGAATGGGGAATCAGGGGAATCAAAAACAAGTTTGGATTGAAGTCCGACAAGACAAACATCTTGGGGATTAAGAAACCATTGCTTGGGATTGATAACCGAAGAATGACAATCGGTGAGGTTCTGTTCAAAGAAGATAAAGACCTTTGTGTGTTGACATCTGAAAGACCATATGGGTTGAAGGAGAAGTATAAGGCCAAGGATCTTTTGGGCTATGACATTAAGAATGTTTACAACGACCTTGAGTGCGCTTGGGACGAGGGTGACTTTTGTATCGCTAGCAAGAACAAGGAAGATTTCCCTAAGATGAGGGAGTTGTATGAGGCGTTCAAGAATAAGAACATCGCCATCACATTTCTAAAGTCTGAGGTGCCAGCGTTCTCAAATTCATCATTGTCCGTTCTCATTCTGGATAAGTTGCCACAAGACGTATTGGATGAGATGTACAACGTGGATAAGGAAGCATATGATCTCATTGAGTATGAGAAAGAGATTGGCGTCACCAAGTTGAAGGAGGAGACAAGACGTAACAGTGGTTACAAAGGTAATAAGTATTTTATGGCTTGTTCACCGAGGTGGATTGATTATAAGGATGCTGTTGCGAGGGAAGAGAAGAAGAGAAAAGCGAACACGGAGTATGATATTATGTTTTGGGTGAACTACTCTGACGATGATGATAACTTTGGTTGGTACACCGCTGAGGAAATCATCAAATGGTTGTCCACACCAGGATTGAAATTGAAGTCTCTTAATGCGGAAAGGGAAACAGCATGAGAAAGATATTAATTGCGGTGATTTTAATCGGATTGGTTTCTTGCACACAATCAACGGTTGAGAAGAGACAAACAAACATTGTGATCAACAACGGACATTCCAAATTAAACATTGTTGAGATTGAGGGTTGTGAATATTTCTTTGCTGATTATGATAGGGGGGCGATCTTTGAACATAAGGGTAATTGCAAGAATCCCATTCACCCAGAACATTTAAGGAAATAATTATGGCAGCGCTATGGTTTAAAATTGGAATTGGTTTCATCGTGGGGTTGAGTTATCTTGGTGCGAGGAAAACGCACAGGGATATAAAGAGGGGTGATGTGCAATGGGTGGCTTGGAAAGGAAAGCACGATTCGATTTATTACGAGAAGCAAAAACGTTTGAACAATAAATAAAACATGGACAGTAAATTCGATGAAACGACACGGACGGTTGTTGTTCAGATGACACGAAGGGATGGGATGTCTTATTTTAATATTGTACAACCCAAAGAACAGGATGAATTAACTCTTCATGAGATAAGAATGATTCTGGCTGGTGCAGTCGCTCTGACAATAAAGAGTTCTGACAATGATGCCAAGGCAATGCGTGAGGTGATTGAATATCTTGAGCGGGAGTTTGTGGATGTGGATAGTTTCAACGATCATATGGTAAAAGTAAAACAATAAAAATTTGGTTATGACAAAAAAATTTGCATCGTTATTAATTTTGTTCTTGGTTTCCTGTTCGCAACCAGACCCGAATAAACCGTGGGAGGTTGTTGGAATCAAAGATATTGGTGACAACCAATGCGAATACATGGTGGTTCAATGGGTTAAGGTTGGTTTGCCATACAGAGATGAGTTTATTGATACTTGCGGAAAATATTATTTCAGTCAAAATATTAAAATAGATAAAAAATAAAAACACATGGATAATCAAGAATTAATGAAGAAATTAACGGAGATGGTGTGGGAGACACCAAATGATTCCGAATTGGGTGAAAAGGTTCGCAGTCTGGTTGACAATAATAAACCAAAGGATAACACCGTGGAGTACCAAGGAAGAACACCACAACAAGTTGAGGATAGCGAGAAGATATCCGTATTATCAATGTTGGTGACGGCTGGGTTGATCTTGATGTTGTTGGTGATGGGTGTGTATGGAATGAAACAATAAAGGATGATTGGAAGAATAAGAACAAAGTGGTTTAGAATGACCTTTGTGTTGAGACACAGGTGGGAGAAGAACAAGGGTATGGATAATTACACCGTATGGAAACTCAGAAAGGAATATGAACTGGGTATCTGGGTAAAACCATATCTTGCGGTTGGAAAACCAACTGGCCCATGGGTGGCGAAGAAGGTGTTCAGCAAAGATAATCATGTCAGGGGTTATATGATTGGATTGGATCTGATTGTATGCAAAACCTGGGTTGATATTTCTGGGGGGAGAGTTCTTGAGATTCCAATGGATTAAAAAAATAAATAAAAACAATGAGAACATACGACAGAACACATTCGTTGATTAAGATGATTATGGTATTCACGATCATCGCCGTGATTGCTTTGGTGGGCTCCAGAGCATATTTTATTTACAAGGGGGTCAAGTCAAACGAAACCTTGTATCAGGTAAGCGTGAACAATTTTCAAACCATGGAGACATATTTCACCAGAGAATATACCAGGGATGAAAAGAGCGGGTGCATTACCTTTAAGGATGGATTTGGAATTAAACGCATCGTCTGCAACAATTATACAATAACCGAATATTAAAAAATTATGTGGGTAAGAAAAACACCAAAAAAGTGGCAAAATCTATTTGAGATAATTATAGTTATATCATTAATTATAACTTATGGATTACTTGTTAAAGCTATAATAAATGAAATACATCCAATGTAAAATAATAAGATATGGGTATAGGTTATTCAGGAACGCAAGGATGTCTTTACAGTTGTGGGGAATCTTGCACAGGAGAATGTAAGGAATCGAACAAGGAAACATTGCCAGATGCAAAACTATCGGACGTGGAAGCGCTGAGGTATTTCTTTGAGAAGTATTTGTTCACGGTTGAGAATGGAAAACCGAGTCAGAGGGCTGCGAATAGATTAAAAGAATATATTGATATCGTACAGAAGAAGTGAATACAATAAGAGTGAATCATATGAAAGGTGTATTCATTCTTCAGGAGCTTGAGAATGGAATTCACAGTCTGAAAGAAGGAGATGAGTTTGTATACATGAAGGGTAAAAAAAGAATACTCACATGGTACAGCTCTCTGGCTGAGGATGAAAATATCATGAAGGTTGTATGGAAGTACGGAGTGAAAAACTGTAATAAATACACCAGAGTATTCGAGGAGAAAACATACCTTCAGTGGATTGAATACAATAAAATGATAGAGGCTACCACAGCAGCACGAAGTGCGCTTAAATAGCCTTAAAATGCATTCATTTTACATTATATTGCCCAGGATCCCATGTGAATTCTGCCGAGAAACACACATACCCGCAACTGACTGAAAATGAGTGCATTCAGATAACTCACTGACAGTCACTGAATTACCTGATAATCAGTTACTTACACTATTTCCCACAATCCCCCACTTACCCCCACAAAATCCCATTTCCCACCCAGGAACAAGTGAAAAAAATTTGAGCCCCTCGACAGTTTTCGATATATTTTTTTTAAATTATTAAAAAAACGGCGTAAATTTAATCGAAAATGCCCTCGATGGCGTCTATGACATGGGATATGAATGAGGTGTAATGGAAGGGTGCATACAGGATGCATAACCACGCGAAGTCGGAATCGTAAACTGTACTGCTGGTGAAAAAGAAACACCAGATCAGAACCACGATCGGGGTCGCGAATAACAGGTTCGAAGTTGTCAGTGGAATCAGTGCGATCAAGACCGAGGTCATGAACACCCAGAATGTGAATTCTCCGCCCATGATAAAATACATGGCGACCAAACCCAATGTATAGGCTGTATTTATTGCATTCATATTATTTTAATTTAATCAAAGATAACACATTAAAATTTAATGTGCAAATTTTTTTAAAAAAAAATAATGTATTCGAGTTAACAACGGGCGTTTTCTATTCATTCATACTATTTATTTGTATACAAAAAAATAAACAAAAACAGTATTGAAAATGAAGGACACACTCATCACCCAATTAACGGATACACTAACTAAAAAACCTGAATACGGAATATTATCATCAATGTTATCAATCACCATGAGTGCAACAGATCTCCTACAATTGATCGGTGTGATCCTCGGTCTTTTCATCGCGGTGATCACAGCCATCCTGAAGGTGATGGAACTCAGGGACAGGATACGTGAGAAAAGAGGTTTACCAACCAGAAAGACCAGACGCAAGAAAGAAGCGGATGACGAATAAGTGAATACATAAAAAAACTGAAAGGTGAATTCTAAAAGGGTTCACCTTTTTTATTTATATATGAATTCTAAAAAAGTTACGGATATGAATTCTGGAAGATCCAGCAATATGAATTCTAAAAATTATACGGGGTTGAATTCTAGTAGAAACTTAAACTTGAATTCGAGAACAGAACCTGGGAGGACTTTTTGAAATCAAAAACAAAACAGAGAGAAAGGGTTGCCTCCCAGGCCTGAACTCTTAAGGACTACAAATGTAATACAACTTTTTTTATTATGCAAGTTTTTTTGAAACTTTTTTTATCTTTTTTTTAATCGAACTGAAATGGGGCGAATTCGTCAAGCGCATATATCCAGATCGCCAGATACTTTTCCACCAGAACATAATTGAATTCCCCAGCTCTGGCGTCCATGGCACTCATGAGAAGTTCGATCCTTTCATCCAGACAGCTGGTGAGATCCAGAATAAATTTTTCCTGGTTGATCCCGAAAAGATATTTCTCCAGAAGCATTTCCTCCAGATCATCCACCTCACTGTTATTATTGGTGAGGATGTTCAAAGCATTTTTGCTGAGCTCGTGATCCAGATATACAACACAGGGTTCCTTCTTAATTTTATTACTGATCTTCCCCCTGAAAAATTCGGATGTATTAATTTTAATATATTTGATCGGGGCCATCTTCTCCTCGTCCACCGATGGCAGACTCAGGAATTCATTCCTGGTTCGATCGAACGCCGCCTTTACTTCAGCAGCCTCAAGATCATCTATATGATCACCTAGGATTAACACGTTAAGTGAATCCTCAAATGGTGACGTGAATTCAGCGATCACTTCTATCGCGCTTCTCTCATCTCCGCCCATGAATTCAGATCACATTTAAATAACATTTATTATTCGTCATGATAACCGAATCTGCATTCAGAATCGATTCGTCCGAGCTCTTGATCCTGAACGTTTCCATCTTGTATGGATTGTAGTAGATCTCCTCACCCAGGTTCGCGGCCCCAGAAGCAAGCTTGAATTCTTGGCAGCATACGAATGCATGTACATTCTTTTGCTTCGTCTCCAGAACCCTGGCCCGTCCAGCCTGAGATACCCTGAACGTTACGCCGTAAGCTTCTAGATCCTTGACATGCTGATACAGACGGTACCCTCTCTTCTCCTGGTTCCATCTCATCACACTGAAACAGTCTCTGTGTAGATTCCTGTATATCTTGAATTCTGGTCTCATTCGTATTTCTCTTTAATATAAGTATCAACGATCTCCGTCAACTCCGCCCATGGCATAAGTTTTCTCATCAGATCAGGTCGTCCTGGTTCACCAAAGATGATCTCACCTGAATCGATATACCCATAACAACCCTCGAAGTCAAAATCCCGATCGCGTTTATAAGACAGGCCGTAATTCTTAAGGTAACTAGGGGCCACATCCAAGATCCTGGCAGCTTCAGCATATGAGGTGGCCCAGCACAGTTTAAATGTCTGGTACCCTCTGTATATTACAGAGGTCTCGTATATTTTTCTTTCTTTCTTACTCATCGAATTGTCCCGCTTCTTTTGCTAGTTTATAATTCAGTTTCATGGTTGGTGAGATGTATTCCCAGACGCCCGCCTCGAGCGCTTCGAAGAGACCAACGCTAGCAAAGTAATTGTTCGATACCAATTCTAGCCCGCTGTTGTCCCTGTCATGCGGGTTAGATTCAACCCTGCGATACATCTCAACATTGCCGTTATCATCTCCTTCCTGGTAGTTACAGTAGAAGACGAAGTCTTCGGTTATCAGACCCTTATGGAATCGACCGTTCCAACGGATGATAAACTTTGGATAATTGTTTTGTTTTGCTTTCATATGACAAAGGTATATGAATTTAATTTAACTTGCAAGTCTGAATGCAAAAAAAAATAAGGGGTTAGTTACAACCCCTTACTACGAAACCTGTATCATCTTTCTTTGCTTCACCCTTTGCTTTCAACCCCACGACAACACCATTGCCATGTAAGAAAGTAAGATCGTGCTCGTCACCATTGATAACCTTTGCATTGTTGTATTCAGCGGGAAGTTCTGTCTCGTCCTTAACAGCGAAAACAACAGCGACATTGAAACCAAGTGCGAGTGCTTTGTCCGCTTCGCGTTGGTTGTCCTCTGTCTCCGCCCTGGAAAAGGTAAGGTGATAGTTCGCAGGCAATTGCTTTGTCAACCTTGAATAGATCTTTGTGTAATCGTAAAATTGCACATCAGGAAACATTTCCATGACATTTTTAAAACCACCCACTGGAATGTTCTCGTAAGGAATATCAGAGGTACCATTGAGACGAACGCACATTGCACCCGCACCATGTTTTTTAATACCCTTTTTAATTTCCTTAACAACATCGTCCATGAAGTTCACCTTGTCACGAAGAAAGTATTCAGTCTTATTCAGACGACCTTTCATGACATTGCTAAACTTGCCACGACCCGCTGTGAAGAGACATGACTTCGAACAGCCTGCTGTGGCTTTCGGGCAAATGTTCTTGCCAAGCGTGTTTTGTTTTTCTGGTGACATATACAGGATATAGGTTGTATACCCCAGTTTTTCACCTTTCTTTGTCTTTGCATTCTGCGTACCAAACAGTGTGGTAGGCTTCTTGTACGTGTACCCTAGATTAAACATGATTTTTATTTTTGATTTCGACACAAAGATAAGTGCAATAAATTTAATGTGCAAATAAAAATGAAAAAAGTTTTTTGTGATAAAGTTTGCGAGTTAAAAATATATGGTGTATATTTGCTCTCGAAATCAAAAACAATATACTATGCCAAACTGGTGCGAAAATCGTTTAGAGGTATCGGGTGATACCAAAGAATTCAAACAATTCCTTGCAATGGGAATTACCGAAGAACCTGTGCGTTACAGCAAAACAGGTGAAACAGAACTTGTCTGGAGAATGTCGAACTACTTACCGACACCAGAACCACTTTCCAGAACCATATCACCACCTCGTGATTGTGAATGGGTGAACGAGTGGGATGTGAACCACGCAAAAAATCGTATCGAGAAACAACAAGAGTTGATCGCTGATCTGGAGAAAAAACTTCTGGAGACCACAGACAAAACCGACAGGGACTTCATCAACAACCAATTGAATGAAGCAAAGATACCAATTGAAATTCCAGAACTAATTGAATGTGCCAATGGTACAGAAGAGAAGCGAGAGGCTCTTATTGAAGAGTATGGGACTGACAACTGGTACGACTGGAATGTTATGAACTGGGGAACAAAGTGGGATTGCTCGTCAGAGGAAATGGGTTTCGATACAGATAACGAAAACTATATTACAATTAACTTCAACTCCGCCTGGTCGCCACCAATCAACTGGTTGGGAAAAGTTATCAAAATGTTTCCGAACTTGAACTTCAAACTGGTGTTTATGGAAACTGGAAACTGGTTCGCGGGTTGTGCTTACAGCGAGGATGGTGAACTTATGTTAGCGGAGGGTGAACCAGAATATGTTTTGGATGGCGTTGTATATAACTACAATGTTGAACAAAGAGTTTATGTTGGTGAGGACGGAAATGTAATTTCGGAAGAAGAATGGAATGATGAGAACTCTTGCTTCCCAGAAAACCCATTCGATAACTTTGATACACCTTGGGAATAATGTAATAAAATTAACTGGGGGAGAAAAAAACTTCCCCAGTTTCTTGCATATTAAATAAATTTAAATTACCTTTGTCATATGATAATAATTGGAAGACCCATTGAGGGCATATCGTTAAATGGTTTGGAGTACCTTATGAATGAGGACAACACAGACTACAAGTATTTCAACAGCAAACGGGAAGCAATGGACTTTCTGAATTCTTTGTCGGAAGATGTTAAACTCACCGATGAGGAGTTGGAGGATTCATTCATGTTTCTGGATACTGAAACTGATTTTGAAAACCCAGATGTATTTACCAAAGGTGCGTAAACTAATATTTGTATTCACTGTCCTGGTGACAGGGTGTGTCCAGAGACCACCGAAGTCAATTCATGTGGTGCCACATGTGATTAAGAAAGTTGACACGATCGAACAGTACGATCCAACAACACTGAATTACAAGAAGCGCTACCGATATGAATTCTGGGACAGCACAGCTCCAGTTACAGTTGATCCTCAACATGCCCGTTACAGGGTGGGGGACACAATTGAATACACATACTACCAGTATTGATTTTTGTTTTTGATTTAGTGGTGAAGAGACGGTTCCAGAAATGGAGCCGTTTTTTTTTATATTTTTTTTAAGTCGAAGCTCCTGATGTTCATGATCTGGCTGTAATAGAATTCAAGTAGATCGCGTTTGTATTTGTCCAGATGTTTTTGAGCTTCGCTGTAATCCAGATAAGTATCAACCTGGTTCTCGCCGATCACGTACCAGTCGATGTAACACTTAAGCTCAGGAGAATTCATGTAAGCTTTTTTAATATACTGTACAAAATATCTGGGTTCGAATAGATCCTTCACCTGGAATATCTTTATTACAGATTCCTGGTAGTGTTCATTGTTCTGGAAGATTTCCTTCACAACATTCTGAGCTGTCTTCAGCTCCTTATAAAGTTTTGCTTCTTTGAATTCCACAGAGACAACTGGTTTGCTCTGGTACTTTCTGGTGAAAACTGAGTACGATCTATCTGGGGTGATCACGACAATTAAATATCGTTCACCGTCTGTTATATCAAAAGATCTCTCATTTAAAATCTGGGACTTCACCATCCATGATAAATATAACGTCCCAGATAAAAAAATAAAGGGGCTTTTAAGCCCCGTTAATTATTCTTCTTCTGGTACGGTGAATATCCCGATGTCTGGTACACAAACTTCTTTACCTGCAAGCTCATCTATTGAATACTTGCGACCGTCATCACCCTCGAACATCATATCGTCAGTCCAGTCCTCAACATTGTTCAGGGCCGCGAAGATGATATCACCTTTCATTGAACTTTCTGTTCTACCCCAGTTATCTATAACCTCCGAGTAGTAAATGATTTTTATCGCCATAAGATTAATTTATTTGTCCAATCCTGAATGTCCAAGTCATATCCATTGAATGACCAAAGTAAGCATCGGAATACATATCGCTGTAATGTGTTTCCTGAAACAAGGTCATACCTGATTTATCTTCCCAAGTTTCTTGGTGATGTCTGCTAATCTCAATCCCATGATACTCGGAAGCCAACCTGATTTCCTCATCAATCTTATCGTTCCAAACTTCCTTTGCCTGTTGTTCGGTGTGGAACTCGATAACACTCTCATCAACCCACTCGGAAAAGTCAGCCACATAGTGTGTAACATTTTCAGGAACTTCAACGCTGTCCACACGATAGTAATGATTACACTCGTTAAGCATCGCATCAAGTTCCTCATCGTAACCACAATCGAAACGAACACAATCTTTGGTTTGTCCGAATGAGTACGCCTCATCTTCCTCCAATTCGTTCTTCATACAAATATCCAACAGCGGTTTAACTCTGTTGTTGTAGAATGTTCTTGCTTCCTCCTTTGTAGGAAAGAAATAAACTTCGCTGTCACCTGTCAGGTGTTTGGCGACCATCACAAAATTAAGTAACTTCATATTATTGTTTTTGATTTCGATAACAAAGATAAGTAAATTAAATTTAATGTGCAAAAAAAAAGAGGGAATTTCTTCCCCCTTTCTTTCAAGTGTATTGTGAGTTAGTTAGCGAACTCCTCCGCCAAGTTCCACAGGCCTTTGTTAATCAGGACATTCATACGAATGTTGCTGATAGGGCGTGAAGCACGAGGCTTCTGCCCCTCGCCTTGATGTTGGAAGCCACCCTTGATGAGTTTCTCCTGAACTCGGTTGTAAACTCTCCACAAGTCAGGGCCATTGTCCTCAGGACGAACTGCTTTCAGGATTTCATCAACTGATACATTCTTCATTACTTTCTTGGTGTCCAAAGCGTTTGTCTTTGGGTTGATGTACTCAGGGAAGCGGATAGCGAATGCTCGCATAGCGAACTCGGTTTGTGCCTCCTCACTCATAATCACACCCTCGAAGCGGTTGATTGTATTGAACACAGTTGGTAGGTTCTCAGTGATGTTGTTGATTAATCCCTTAACCTCATCGAATGTTGTACCCATGTGACGAATACGGAACTTGTTGAATGTTTCATCAGCAACCACCAAGCCGTTCGAACAGATGATGCGGAAGATACCCACATGAAAGTTCAATGAGGTTGTGCGGTCGTGAGAATTCACTAACAGGATTTCAGGAACATTCCCCTTAACACCCAGTGAACCGTAGTTGTCATTACGGAAGCGCAACATGTGCTTTGTGGTTTCAGGGTTCTTCTTCGACTTTTGTTGCATAGCCGAGTGAACATCCCAACCCATTCCACCAAGACCGTCAATGATTTCAGCGGTGGTCATGAATTGGTAGTGCTTTGACACACCGTCCTGAGCACCGTCTTCAGGCATACGGAAAGCCGCAGGTGCAAGTTCTTTGATTTTTTCGAGTTCGTACATTTTATTTTGGTTTTTAATTATGATACAAAGATAAGTGGAATAAATTTAATACGCAAACTTTTTTACATTTTTTTTTGATCCGATCCAGAATTCAGGAAAAGAGGGGATTAACCCCTCTTCTGATATCCTATAACAGCGTCAAGAATTTCAACATGGTTGTCGGACACAACAATCTTTCCTCGGTCATTGCTGTCCTCGCCAACCCATTCAATCTCGCCATTGAGTTTGATACCCCATGGCTCAAAGAAATGGGCGATAAGATACTGCAACCATTCGGTGTAGTGGTAAAACTTTTCGTTACCATCCCATGATAGTTCAGTACCATCCTCGTTAAGCACCCATTGCAACCAAAGACCTGGCTGTTTGATTTTATCAGCGTTGAGTTCGGTTTGTAATTTATCACGCAAAACCCAATCGCCTTTGTATTCTCCCCATCCAATCTCGCCACTGGCGCTGTTGTGGTCGATAACACTATCATCGCCATTCTGACCCTTGAAACCATCTGCCCCAACAAAGTATTCCCCTTTGAAACCATAGATATCGTCAGGGTTGTTCTTGTCTTTAGCAAATGGATTGCCATGTTCCCCTTTGTAGAGTTCCATGAGTTTGTTAACATCGCGTTTCATTCTGCGAGTGTCAGCGAGTTTATCCAAGTAGTTCTTCTCTACGATGGTCGCTGGTCGGCTCAAAGACAATGAGCCAAAGAAATCGGTTGAATATCCCATATGTTTTTTGATTTTGTTGGTACAAAGATAAGTGAAATAAATTTAATGTGCAAATTTTATTGCAAAAACTTTTCGAGGTTTGTGTTGTAAATCATTTCCCCCTCAACAAGTTTGGCTTTGATACCATCAACAACAACCTTGAAACGAGCATTACCGATACTCTTCACAACATCTTCAAGTGTCTTTGCACCTTTCCAAGATACTATCTTGTAATTGGTTGAACGAGGGTTACCATAAAGGATTGCTTTCTTTGTTTGGCGTTCAATACTTTTCATAAAGTTCAGGCGTTCACAAAGGAATTCAACTTGGCTGTCAAACCTGAAATCATCAGCAACCCAATCATTCTTACCATTGGGCATTTGCGGGTGCGGTTTGTTGTAATCATCAGCAACAAACTGGGCGAAGTTCTGCTCGGTCAGGAAGTCCTCAAATGATTTCATCATCGCTTTGTGCTTTGCATCGAAACCATAGGTACGAATGTCAGGGCAACCACCCCAACCATCATTGTTCAGGTAACCTACTTTCTTGTTGTCGAAGTAGATGTCGCAGAAGAAACCACCCAAGTCGTGTCCGAAGTTTTCTTTCACATTCTTGATTGACACTCGGTCAGTAATTGATTTTGGTAAAATATTCATTTTGTTTTTGATTTTATGAATGCAAAGATAAATGAAATAAATTTAATATGCAAATTTTTTAAGAAAAAAAAAGCCCCCTGAATTGATCAGGAGGCTCCAACCTAAAAACCCAATTTAATCCTCATCGGTAGTTTCGTTCCAATCACCCCAATCCAAATCATCGTTATCCTCCTCATCATCGTTACCGATAAAGACAATGCAGAACGCAACATACTCACCCTCATCGTTCTTGATACCTGTGACTGCATAAGAGCCATCACCATATCCTGAAGAAGAAACAACACCATTTGGTAGGACACCCCAATTTTCTTCACCAAGTGTTAAATGACAACAAGCACCATACCAAGCATCACCCTCGTTAGTACCCATTCCAAAGTCACCACCGAAGTCGTATTGTGGTAAATCTTTCGCACTATCATCTTTGCGATAGTTGGCGTGGTCGAAGAAACCGAACTGACCACTATCAACACCCGCACTGAAAGGCATTTCGTGTCCACCACCATTCTCAATGGCTTTAACTATACTTGGGTCTTTGATAGCCGCTTCCAAGTTGTAAACCCAAAGACGAGCGATACGCTCACCCCAAGAGCCTTCATCGGAAGTTTCAATACCCGCTTCCCAATTTCCGTTTTTCACATTACTCACGATACCCTGACACCAAGTCGGGATTTCGTAACAAGGGTCGGAACACACCATTGTACCTGAAGTTACTTTGAATACTTTTGACATATTGTTTTGATTTAGGTTACAAATATAAGTGTAATAAATTTAATTTGCAAGTACTTGGGCATATTTTTTTGCAAATTCTTTAAGTTGCTCAGTTTCTTCCGCCGTTAACTCAGGAAGTTCTTCCTCGTTTGCAATTGTGATATCCCAGGAATCAAATCCAATGTTTATATCTTCCGATAAACAACAGGTGAGATTAGCCTCGTAGGTTTCACCGTTCTTGTCAAATTGTACATCAACGGCGATGTAAATTGTCCTACTCATAACCTCAAGGTTGGTTCCAACTAAAAGTTCCATATTATTTTGTTTTGATTGGGACAAAGATAAGTATAATTTTTTTAACTTGCAAATGTGAATCTATCTTTTTTTGGATGAGGGTTTTGGCACACGGCCCTGTTTAGTTGTTGGTTTGCTTACATACTTGAATGTACTCTTCGTGATTTTTACTTTTACTGACTTAGACATATGCTCTGTTATTAATTGATTTTACAAATGTGATAAAAAAAAAGGGAGATTTTAAAAACCTCCCCTTTGTGGAATGATAAGAGGAATATTAATTGTGCATATCAATTTGAACCGCCCACCACTGCTCGGGGTTCTCCAAAGCCTGCGAGGGGTCGTTCGTGTGATTGACGACATCGTAGACATTACTCTCGAAAGAGAAATTATCATACTTTAAGTCACGATAGATACCTGCGTAGTACCCTGACATATCGTACTTGTCCGCACTATCTTTCTTGGCCTCAATCATTTTATTCCAAATGGTTTCAGCCTCCGCCACCATATCTTTCTTCCAATCCTGAATGACGGGAATGCAATCAGTCAACGGGAGACAATCATCCTCAAATCCGTCACTGATATAACTGCTGCGAGAATATGGGTTCTGACCTTTCCCGCCAATGCTTTCCCAAATCTCTTGCAAACCCTGTGCTTGCTCCTCAACCATTTTGGTTGACAAGAATGGGCTATCCTCATTTGGATATGCTTGTTCGAAAAGAACCTTTGCTTTCTCGTAGAAAGTTTTCGATAGGGTGTTCAGGTTACCGCTCCAACGGCCACCGATTACGAACCAATCCCATACATCGCCATCCCCATAGTGGTCAAGAAACTCGTTGGCTTGGCCAATGGCGTCATCGCGGTCATCCGCTTTTACTAATAAGATTACTCCTTTGTGCATATATTTTGTTTTTGATTTATGAATACAAATATAAATGGAAAAAATTTAATGTGCAAATAATTTTTCAAGTGCAATTCTTCCATTCACCATGTTCTCAATCATGCCGCGAGATATCGTAGCTTCCTCACCCAACATCATATCAACATAGTCGTCAAGACAAATCCCTGCGCACCATGTGACGGTAGCTGTTCTAGATGTAACCTTCGTCACCTGATACCAAGCTCGACCGTCAGCGACAGGCCTGTAAAAGTAACGGTAAAGTAAGGGTTCACCTTTGGCTTCCTGAGCTTTGTCAATGTCCTGTAAATGTTTCAGGTTGATTTCAGAATTCTTGATGCACTTGTCGATGTCTGACCAATCATCAATTGGAGCTTGCTGTTTATATTTCATTGCTTTTGATTTTGAATACAAATGTAAATGTAATTTTTTTAACCTGCAAATTTTTTTTTGTCTAATTTGCTTGACATTTATCTATTTTTTGTTTAATATTGTGGACATGAAAAGAATTCTCATGACACTTGCAATTGTCGCTTCAATGTTGACAGTTGTATCTTGCGGATCGGAATCCACCGAGTCAACAACAGCTACGGACTCAACCGCTGTTGTTACCGATACCACAAGCGTAGACACTACGAATGTTTCCACAACCACAGACTCGGTACAATAAAAAATGAGGGGATGTAAAAGTCCCCTCTTTTTTTTATATACAGGGTAAGAATTCAGATGGTTTGAAACCATCCTTGTTCCACTTGAAGTTCTCAACGAGTTCCTTCGATACAGTGTGACTCGCTTCATTCCTTCCATCAAAACGATATTCTTCATTGGCGCAGTTCTCAAGCCATGCCAGACATAGTTTTGTGAATGACTGTTGAAGTGTGCGATGTTCCCTGTTCATTTCCTCAATGAATTCCTTCTCTTTGCTCGAGAAACTGTTCAGGTAATTGGTTACGGTTTCTACCGTTTCTTTTGCTGTGGGCTTTGACATATTTGTTTTGATTTAATGATGCAAATATAAGTATAATTTTTTTAACCTGCAAATTTTATTCAGGAATTGGTGATAAAATTTCACCAGGTAGGATTGGATTGTCGTTCCAGTCCATCCAGACACAGTACTTGTTCCCGTTATATTCATAAAGAAATTCCTGAGACCCGTTTGATTGCATCTCATTCTCTTCGTTAACATCACAGGGCCACCTGTCGATCAGGTTTCCTTCTTCAACAATATGTGCTGTCAGGGCTTTACAGGTCGTCATAATCCTCGATTGAATTGGTTTCACACTCACCTGTTTCCGTATCAACATTAAAGGTGTTCTCAAAGTTCTCACAATCTTTCACCAGTACATTCCAGTTTGGATTGTTCTGAATGTTTGCGATAAACTGCCTCGCGGCGTCTGTTGGGTTCTCCGCTTCGTATGTAAATGAAATCACACACTCGTAAAATTTTGGTTTAGCCATTTCGTTTTGTTTTGAATGCAAATATAAATGAATTAAATTTAATGTGCAAATCTGAAATCAACTTTTTTTGCTGTTGATCCTGGTATAATCAGAAAAGGAGACACTAGGTCTCCTCTTCATCATCAAAACAAAACATCACACAAAGACTCACCTCATAGGTGCGGAATTAATTTGGTACCAAACATGCTCGTAAATCGCGACCATATCATCAGTGTCCAAATCCATGTAATCCCATACCTCACCTGTTTCGGTTTTAACGAATACTCCGCCGTTGTCGTAACCAATGGTTTCAACTTTCATCGTACCTTCTGCTGTCGATATGGCAATGCCTTCGTTCTTGCAGTTGTAAATGGCTGGCGGAATCGCGGGCTTAAGTAAAGCTTCGGTTTGTTGGGCTAGCCTCACCCGAATCTTGCCAACCTCTTCATTGAAATCAGTATAGTTTGTCATTGTGTTATGCAAATATAAGTGAATTTAATTTAACTCGCAAACTTGTCTTCAAGTTTTTTCAACTCATTTTCGAATTCATCCATCATACTATCAGTATCAAACACAGGCTTCCCTGTTTCATCATCCTCATAGTAGTAAACACCAACCTGAATGCTCTCAGGGATTGCATTCTCGTCCTCGTCACGGACAACCTTGCGAACAAGCGGTTCGAGAATGTTTTCGAATTCATCCGTATTCAAAGTGGTCATATCCATTGGGAGTTTATCCTCAACAGCCATTTGAACAAGGGCTTCTTTTATTTTCAGGGCGTAGTTTGAACATACAGCCGCTGTTCTCATTGATTTTTCCATACAGCAAAGATAAGTATAATTTTTTTAATGTGCAAATTTGAATACAAAAAGATTTTAATTGTCGAATTCAGGGTCGTAGGGACATTCATTGTCGTACCAAATTTCCTCGATGTTTTCATTCAGTTCTTCCTGAACCTTCTGAATGAATTTAGGTCTGGCAGAATTCAAAATCTCTTCCTCACTTGCATTCTCATCCACGATGACTCTTGTCATCAGGGATATTGTAACCAGTTTTGCTACCTTACTCATATCGCAACCTCCTCAATCTTGGTTAAGAAATAATCGTAGTAATCGTTGAAGATGTCTTGTGCTTCCTCTGTATAGATTGAGCAACCATTGTCCTCACGATACATTTCATCCTCATCCACGATAAGACCCTTTGAGAACATCTCATCCTTTGTGGCTTCGTTGGCTAACTCACTTGCGAGTTCCAACTTGTTGATTTTAATAATATCTTCCATTGCGTTTTTGATTTGGAGGCAAATGTAAATGAAATAAATTTAATGTGCAAGTATTAAAACATTTTTTCTTTCAACTCATTCGCTTTAGCGTAGTGCTTCTCAATTTGCTTCGCGAAACTAACCAACCTTGCTTTGGTTTTGGCGTATGCAAAGAACTGGCACATCTCACTATCAAACTTAATACCGCTACAATTCACATTGCGTTTAACGGCTTCTTCGAAATCGTATGCACTTTCATATTTATGTCCGATGACCTCGGCTTTGGGAAAGCCCGTTATCGTCCATTCAGCCCCGTCCCAATCACCTTTATAGATTGACAGACCGATACTCGTGTTTATGTCTTTTGTTTTCATGTTGCGAATGTACATACAATATTTTTAACCCGCAAACTTTTTTACATCCATCAACTGATTAATTTGCGAGAGCGATGCTTTAAGAAATAATTGTCTGAATACCTGTTCATCCATACAAACCCCATTGATGATATATTCCATTGTTTCCCCATCCACATCAATAGCTAATAGATGTTCGATAATGTGGTCTGCTGATGATTTTTGATTTAAATCCATTTTAATTGTTTTGTAATACAAATGTACATACAATATTTTTAACCCGCAAACTTTTTTACAAAAAAATTTTTTTTACAGTAAAATTTGCAAGTTAAATTTATCACACTTATATTTGCATCATCAAAAAACAAAGCAATGGACTTATACAAAGCACAAACACTCGCAAACGAACTCATGCAAAAGCATGGTATCAAACAACAAGGTTGGCGTTTCACCTTTGACAACGCAAGACGCAGATTTGGTTGTTGCAAGTACCGAGCAAAGGTAATTACATTATCAAAGTATTTAACACATTTGAACGATGAAAAAGAAGTTAGAAATACAATCCTACACGAGATTGCACACGCCCTCACACCAGGTCATCACCACGATAGAGTATGGAAAGCCAAAGCACAAGAAATTGGTTGCTCAGGCGATAGATGTTATAGTGGTAAGAGTGTTACAACGCCCGAATCACGCTATATTGCAGTTTGTTCGGGTTGTGGTCATACTCATAAGAAACATAGAGCAACACGCAATACATCTTCTTGCGGTTTTTGTTCGGGTGGTCGCTATAACCCTACATACAAATTGGAGTTCAAATTAAACCCAAAGTTTTTGGGTTAAAATTTGCACATTAAATTTATTGCACTTATATTTGTATCATAATCAAAAACATATAATACCTATGAAAAAAAATGAAGTTATTAAGTTAGTGAACGAGTCCGCAGGTTCATTGTTCACAAAGGAAGATGTCATCAATCTTATTAACAAGGTTGAGGGTGAAAGTTCGGTAGACCTTAACGAGTTACGCGAAAGAGTTATCGCGATCGTTGAGGAAGCGGATCCAAGTGATATTGAAATCAGTGGATACCGCACTACATTCCGAATTACCAACGGAAACGAGATTGAGATTGATGATGCCGATTTTGATGCATCACATTATGTGAATGCAATCACACACGACATCGGAGAGTTGTTCAGCAACATTGAAACAAAAGAAGAAGAAGTGGTTGAGTAATAAAACATTGAAAAGAAAGGGGAAGAAATTCCCCTTTTTTTTATCTTAAAATTTGCACATTAAATTTATTGTACTTATCTTTGCATCAACAAAAACAAAACAAGATATGATAAAAAATCTTTTCACCAAGGAGTCGCTTTCGGTTAGCGTGAACCGATTGAATGAAAACAAAATCCGTTTATGTATCAGTTCGGACTATTCGGGTTCATCACGCAAGTCGCAGTTGTATGTGAACGAGAAACGAATTGCTGAGGAAGTTGAAAACTTTTGGAAGTCAATCAAGACCAAAAAGTTGTTGTCAATGTCAGTATCATTCAGCGAAATTGATTGGTACGATGATATGACCGACATTTACGAAACACCGATTGTTCGTATTGAGAGAGGTTTGAAGAAAGCAAAGGTATCACACCAAGAACACGGCTCAATACCAAAAGATTGGAGTGCTGATTTGTATTGCACATTCGCTGATACAACAACCAACACACCGATACTTGAAGTGGTTAAGAGTGCTTTGGGTTCATTCTTTGATAGCGAGGCGGAAAAGAAGTTCATTAAAGACCTTAAACCTTTCTTGCAGAAGAAGAAAACAAATGCGGGTTGGGAAGTTGAATACGCTTATTAATCCGTAACGATTGAATACAAAGGGGATAAGAAATTATCCCTTTTTTTTGTAAAAAAATTTGCACATTAAATTTATTACACTTATCTTTGTACTATGAAACAAACAATGAGAGAAAAACTAATAGACGCCATTGTGGATATGGCGGGGGATGAAATCGAAACACCGCAAGATATGGTTAAGTATGCGAAGATGTCCGATGAACAATTGGTTGATGAGGTTATCAACATTGCGGAGTATTATCGCAGAGAGAGTAACGAAAGCACCGATTTTGAAATACCCGAAAGGTTAATTGCTTGTAAAACTATTTTGTTTGAAATGAACAATGATTTGAAAGATTACAAAAACCAAAAGGGTATCGGAACGATGAGTGATGTTGAGTGGGGTGATTTGTTTATTGAAAGGATTACCGCTTCATTGATGTCTTACGAAAATTTGTGGAAGTAATATGGCAAAAGCATTTAAACCTTCGGTGAGTTATAGAAACCAACAAGGAAAAGATGTTTCTTTGAGGGTGAATACATACGCAGAAGTTAAGAAGCGTATGAATGCATTTATGAACGATAGTTTTGATGAATACATTTGCGTTTACCGACACAGGAGAGGTGAATGGGGCGAATGGTTTGAACACTGGATTAAACAGGGTAAAAAAAATGTAATAATAAAACAAGGGTGGCAATGATGAACATTTGGATAGACAATAACACAGGGATTACCTATAAAGGTGATGAAGCAATGGTAGAGTTTTTGCGTTCCCAAGGTGATGAGAACTATAATAGTGTTAGTGATGAGTATCTTATAAATGAAGCACACTCACAAGGTTGGATAAAATTATTGAATTAAAATTTGCACATTAAAAAAATTACACTTACCTTTGTATTCATAAATCAAAACAGATATGGGACAGTATTACAAACCTTGTATTCTCGCTGAAAAGACGGGCGATGATGAAAAAGAAACGGTCTTAGGGTGGATGTATTCACACAAGTACAACAACGGGCTCAAACTTATGGAGCACTCGTGGATGCGTAACGATTTTGTGAACACTTTTGAAAAGTTGTTATCACCGAGAGGAAAGTTTAACAAAGCCCGTGTAGTTTGGGCTGGTGATTATGCAGACGGGGAAAAAGGTTTAACTCACCAAGACGAAGAGGGGAAAGTTAGAGAGGTTAATCTTTACGACCTTTGCGATGATGATAACGAGCTCGCACCTACCCGTGTTAATCGTTCAAGGTATCAGTACATTATCAACCATACCAAAAAGCAGTATGTTGATAAAACAAAAGTACCCGTTAGCGATTATTGGGAAGATAAGAACGGGAAAAAGTGGCCGTTCACAATTCACCCTTTACCTTTGCTAACTTGCGAGGGCAACGGGCGAGGCGGTGGAGATTTTAGAGGGGATGAAAGAGGGCAGGTTGGAGTTTGGGCTCGTCATTCAATTTCGGTTGGAAATAGAATACCGAAAGGATATACAGAGTTCATTTTTGACCTTACAGAATAATATATTGTTGCGTTTTTTGATTACAACAATAGGGGGCGGTGGAAACATTGCCCCTTTCTTTTTATGGATCCACCAGGTTTGAAAAGTTTTTTAAATTTTTTTGTGATAAAATTTGCGAGTTAAAAAAATTACACTCATATTTGCACCAATCAAAAACAAAAAATAATTCTTTATGAAAAAAACAGAGAAAATCGGGCGTAAAAATTCAAGGAATTTTGCGTTCAAAACCTTACTCAAAGAAACGATTGAGTATGATGTGAATGGTAATGTAATTTGTTACCCTGCGATTGTTGAAACAACTAATTATGAGTTGTTAAAACTATTAAAGTTTAACCGAAAAGTATCACCTTCTCATGTCCAAAAAATGGCTTCAAGCGTTACACAATTAGGTGCAGTTCTTCGTGATGTGGTTGTTGTTAAAATCGGTATGTCTTACAATGTGGCTGATGGACAACATTTAACCACCGCCTTAAAGGGTGTTGAATTACCTATTCGTTGCAAACTTATTGAGGTGAAAGACGAAAAGGAAGCGTTGATTGTTGTAACGAAATTAAATAGCAGTTCTCGTAATTGGGGTATATCCGACTTTATTTGTGGTTGGTCGGATTTCAACAAAGATGTAAAAGTTATTAGTCAATTAACGGAGGATTTCTCTCTCACCCACACAACGATTGCCGCTTTGCTCACAAATTCAACCACCGCTTTGGCAAAGAAGCAAATCATAAACGGGAGTTTCAAAGTTGTTGATATGCAAGAAGCAATTAAGCGTATCAATGCGATTGATTTCTTCTACAATGCAACGGGGTTTGTTCGCAGTCAATATGCGACAACGGGGTTGATTAACTTTATGGGTAACTTGGGAGTTGAGAAATACTACAAGAGCCAAAACAAGTTTATTGAATGTATTAAAAGGGGTATGAAGAAACGCGACTTTAACGGAAAAACCTATGGTCGCAAAGAAGATTACCTTGAATTTTTCAACGCTTGTTGGAATAACTAAAAGTATGAACAAGATAAGGGGGCGAAAGTCCCCTTTTTCTTTTTAACTTGATTGCCAGAGAAAAGAAAAGTATTTCAAATTATTTTTTGTGAATACTTGCAAGTTAAATTTATTACACTTACATTTGCACTATCAAAAACGAAACAATATGAAATTAGTAATCAACAATGTAGAGTTCCCCTTTGACTTGGGGTGTCGTGTTCTAAAACTGAAACACAAAGAGGATTGTCCAATGGAACAACTTGAAGATTTTTGGAACGATATTGTTCCCTTGTCTTTCAATGAGATTGCACGATTAAACAACCTTGAACAAAGGCGAATTGGTGTTTTACATTTGGGTTTGGACAAAATTGTCGCTGATGTAAACCCAAAATTGTTATCCAAAAAAACACTCAAAAAATCAACCACTTGGGTTGATACCAATGGTAAATTGGTTGAACACAAGTTTAACGATACTTATGAATTGTACGAGGTTGAGGGTAGTTATTTTAACGAGGGGTTGAATGGTAGGGGTATGGAAAGTTGTCATTATGTCCGTTGCAAAGATACAAGCACCGATAGAGAATATCTTATTTGGGTTGATTTGCAGTCCGTATATCGCACAAACGATTTGGGGGATATGTGGAAGTTTGACAAAAAGAAAGTAAACGCTATACAATGTATTGCGTGGACTATCCAAACCGATATTCCAATGGGTAAGATTGAGAAGATTATCCGACAAGGGGATTGTATTATGATTAAACCAAAGGGTAAATACCAATCTTTGGGTAGTGCAAGACACTTGACCGAGAAAGAGTACAAAACATTACTTGTTGCAGAAAGTTAAAAAAATACTTGCACATTAAAAAAATTATACTTATCTTTGTACCAATCAAAAACATAAATGATATGAAAAAGAGTTTAACAAAGCACACTTTGTTGGTGGGCGAGGGAACAAACCAACACACACTCTATGGCAATTTCGCTATGGACTTGCAAGAGAAAACCGATTTCCCCGAAGTCCTTGTCAAAGAGGATAGTGAACTGAAACACGAAAAACCGAATGGTGCGTGGAGTAACGAACACAAAACCTTGTTAGTGGACAAAGGGGATTGGAAAATGGGTAAACAAGTTGAGTACAACCCATTCAGCCAACAAGTTACACGAATTTGGGATTGAGGATTTTGTTTGTTTATTTGATAAAGAAAAGAGGGTGGAAAGAAATTTCCCCCTTTTTTTGTGTTAAAATTTGCGAGTTAAATTTATTACACTTACATTTGCAATATCAAAAAACAAAACAATATGGCTAATCCGTTAATTCATTCAAAGTCCAGCGTTAAGCGTTGGGGTGGTAAAGTGGAAGATTACTTGGCTATCCACGAACTTATTGATAGTCCGAAAGCGACTATGAACAACAATTCAGCAAGGGTATTAACACACAATACTTGGTTTGCTTACACAATCATTCCAAAGGTGTTTGGTTACAATATAACCAATTCAAGTGGTAGAAGTGTAGACACGATTGATATTGCTATGTTGCATATCTTGGAAGATTTCCGTATGAAGTTTGTGCCGACTGCACAGGACTATCTTAAACACTTTGATTTGCCCGATTGGATACACAATGGGGTTAAGTTGGTGGACAACCCCGAAAGTATTGAAACTGCAAATGTTTTCTTGGATAAATTAAGAAAAGAGAACGAAGAACTTGCAAGTTAAATTTATTTCATTTATCTTTGTACCAATCAAAAACAAAAACGATATGCAAGAAATTATTGAAAAATGGAAAGCCCAAAAAATCGCTTTCGCTGAATTTCATTTCAGTTGTGGTGGCGATAGTATGAATGACACAAACCTTTTGTTCCACGATAAAAAGGGCGAGATTGTGAATGATGAAAGTGGTTTAACTGACTACTTTGACAATGAGGTTTACAACCAAGTTCAGTTTTATGAAGCGTCTGACGGACACTATATGGGCGAAAGTGGTATTGTCCGTATTGAATTGAGTGATGAAGAAGATGATTTCACTTACTCAAAATCGGCTCAATCGGAGTGGTGCGAAAGGTATAGTGGTAATGTACTTTGTGAGGTTACAAAGGAACAAGCCGACTTTCTAACTGAATACATTGGTGGTATGTCGCACACTAATTGGAACGGAAAGAATACTGACTACAAAAAGGATTTCATTCTTACCGAAGAAAACGAACAAATGATTGAGCAGTTGCACGAAAGTTTCCAAGATTGTGCAAACGATTGGACACCCGAACACAAGGGCGAAATTACTGATGATAGCGTAAACTACAATACGGCAGAAGATGAGGGCGAGAATGGTTTAGAGGTTGTTGAACAAGAGGGCAAGTTGTATGTGAAGTTGTATGTTGATTGTGAGGTTTACGAGTATAGTGATAGTGATGATTAAACCATAAAACTGTGGGTAAAAAAAGGGGGCGAAAGTCCCCTTTTTATTTGCATATTAAATTTAATTCACTTATCTTTGAACTATCAAAAACAAAACGAGTATGAGCAAACCGAAATTTTATCAAGCAGTCCTTCAAGAAGTGAATGGAAATGTACTTGACCTGGTGTACCCACATTTGAAAGGAAAGGGACAAATGACAATGACCGAGAGAATGGGGAGTGAGAATGCAGAATGTGAACAATGTGGCGAGAATGAATGGTGGTTGTTTCCCAAAGAAAGTGTTATTGTTGCACAAGGTGGAAAACCTTATATTGAATGCTTAAATTGTGGGCATGTTACTCACTTGTAAATTTGCACATTAAATTTAATTCACTTATCTTTGTATTATGAAATTGAAAAGGACAGCACACGATTACTTTTATTACTTTGTTGTGATATTTGGAGTGTTGGTAATAACACTACATTTTATTGCCCTTATCTTTCGTATATTAACTAAACTATAACGCTATGAGTATGTATTCAAACTATGACTATTGGTTGCGAAATTTGAGTTCAAATAACTTTCACCAAGAAGAAGCAAACTTAATGTGGGTTATTGAATACAAGGGTGCGAAGAAAGAAGCGATTGAATGTGCAAAGAACAAGTTGAATACTCTCATAAAAATCAAAGAAGAACGCCAAGCGTATGAACAACATATACAAAAAGGAAAACACCTATTTGGTGTTTGAAAGAGGAACAGACCAACCCTTGCGTTGGAAGTCCGATAACAAATTGTTTTTTGCGGGAAGCGTTGATGACGCACTTGAGGGTTTACCTCATGGTGAGTTTGTCGCGATCCAAGTTAGCCAGTGTTCAAAGGAAATACAAACCGAGTATGAACAACTGATTGACGAGAAAATAAAAAGTGGTGAAATCGAAGTTTAACTTGCGAGTTAAATTTATTGCACTTATATTTGCATCATCAAAAACAAACCTATGAACAAAGATAAATCATACCGACACAATCTTCGCATTGAATTGCAACGAAAGGAAATCATTGAGGATATTAAGACCGAAATGATATGCAACAACGCACAAGAGATAAACCTGCATGGTGGTATTATCTTTAACTACATTGATGACCAAATGAACGAGGTTATTGGTGGGGTTACACTTGATGAACGAGTGTTTATTGATAGTGGACACGATATGGACACCATTTCTTTGCAAGACCTTTCAACCGACCAACTTATTTGTTTGTTGAAGATGATTGAGGAAAAGGAATTTGAGGTTACGGAATTGCTTGAAGAATAATTTTAATTTTTTTGCAGTAAAATTTGCAAGTTAAATTTATTGCACTTATATTTGCATCATCAAAAAACGATACAATATGAACAAAGAACAAATCATCTTCAATGCGATTAACGATGGCGGAAGTGCCACCTTCGCAACAATCATTGCCAATGTTGAACAAGACATGGTAAAAACAGGTAATCCTTTGCGTAAGGCGAATGTTACCAAACTTGTAAACTACAAGTTTTTGCTTAATGCTGTGTACCAAAATGCAGTAAACAATCAGCGTGTTCGTGAGGGCAAAGAAGCCGATTTTCAAGCCAAAAGTAATTGGCACGAGAAAGTTTACGATAGCAAGAATGGTGCAATCGTAAGAAGCAAGAAAGCACAAGACAAAATGTATTTGTCGGGCATTGTTGAAAGTGCAGAAGTGTTGCAATACTTTGTTGATGGCAAAGAAGCCACCGCAGAAGAAGTGGAAATCATCAAGAACTTTAAGCGAGTTTCAAGTGCCGCAAATCAAGGTGTTGCAGATGAAGTAATCTTCCGCACAATCAAGATTGAGGGCATTAAGGAAGTGAGAGCCAACAAGAATGTAATCGCTTTCAAGTAAGCGAGAAAGCCGAAACAAGAAAAGGGGAGCAATCCCCTTTTTTTTTATTTAACATAATACGAGAGTAAAGGGCAGGTTCCCTTAGAACACCCCAGCCACCTTTTGAGTGCCCGCCCTTCCTTAATTGGACAATACAAAGGTAAATGTATTTTTTTTAATGTGCAAACTTTAATGTAAGTTTTTTTTATCTTTTTTTTGTGATAAAGTTTGCAAGTTAAATTTATTTTGTTTATCTTTGTATCAACAAAACAAACAAACAATATGTTATTAATCGGATTAAAAACAGACTACACCTGCGTTGGAGTTTATGACACCGACTATTCAAGCGTTCGCCACCAACAAACAGATATTATCGCAGGTAGTCCAAGCGACACAAAGGAAACCCTTTCCGAACTTTACCACGAAATGGTTAAAAAAGCCGAAAGAAGTCAAAATAAGTTAAGTAAGATTGAAAATGAATTGGAGTATTCTAATATGACTGAAGCGGAGTATCTTCGTAAAACAACTAAACTATTGGCTGATATTAAGATTTTAAAGTATGACCGAGTGTTGATTGTTGATGGTATTATTTTGAAATAAAATTTGCAAGTTAAAAAAACTACACTTATCTTTGTATCAAGAAATCAAACGATATGCACAAAGCGACATTGAACTATTGGAACCCAAGAAACGAAACGGTTGTAACCGAAACGGGTTTTTGTTACCTTGATAAGACATCGGTTATCACCAGTACAAAGGAAATTGCGGACATAACCGAGATAGGTTTGTTTGAACAATTCTATAAACTGAATAATCGTTTAAGATATTGCAACGGGAGTTATTACAAGTTTCAAGACAACGAGTGGGAACAAAAGTACCAAGCGTGGTTAAAGTCCGATGACTATAAAAAGAAATCGTTTGACCTTTACTACGGGAACGGAGTTGTTGATTAATTTGCACATTAAATTTATTTCGTTTATCTTTGTGATATGGAAAACGAAATCGATCAATTAAAGCACCGCCTTGCAATGGTTAAAGATGACTTGGATGTTATCCGAAAGTTTATCTATGAGAACGGGTTGGCAAAACAATTTGAGCAACCAACGGGAATGGCTGACGAGTGTTGGACACACTTAAACAACATTGAAATTGCTTGCGACCTTTCAACCGATGAACCATTAAGTTGGAAACCATTTGCGAGTTAAATTTATTATACTTATATTTGCATTATGTTTCAAGTACAATCAAATCAATACATACCCCGTAAGGGTAAAAGCACACCGAGTGGTATGCCTATGTGTGCGACATACTATTATGTTACCAACGAACGAGGGCAAGTGGTAAGCCACAAAACCTTAAAACCTTATAGAGGTAAGGACTTGGCTAACTATTGGTTTCACGATAAACAAAGTGCTGAAAACTTTGCAAATAAATTGAATGAAAATTTGCAGGTTAAATAAATTACATTTATCTTTGTATCAACAAAACGAAACGATATGAAAGCATTTAAGATTAACACCGCTGACCGCAAAATCGAAGAAATTGAAATCAACGATTGGAAAGACATTGCACCTGCTATTGGTAATGGTTGCGAAACCTTCGCTTGTCCTGTAACATTCGAGAACAACGACACAATCTACACCGATGATGAGGGGTTGTATCATCCGTTTGATGGTGGGTTTATGATGGCGGACTGGCAATACCCTATTGTAGGAAACGCTATCTTACAAGGTACTGATGATGATGGCGAAAGCACCGAGCCAATCACAACAAAAGAAGAATTGGAAGCAATGGTTATTTGGGTGGACAAAGCCACTTGCGACCGATGGGCTGCACAATTTAACTAAAAAACTTGCGAGTTAAATTTATTACACATATCTTTGTATCAACAAAAACAAACAAATATGTTAAAAGTAACCGACTTCGCAAAAGATTACCACGATGACCGAGAAAGGGCATTCAAAGTGTTGAGCAGTTGTAACAACTTTTTGCAACTGAAAACCGCAAGAAATTACTTTGAGGCGGTAAAACAAAAATGGGGTTATGCCCAAAGTATCAATCCAACAATTAAACTTATGGTTGATACCGATGAAGAGAAGTTTATCAAAAAACTTCAAAGTATGGAAGTATCATTGATTTGTTAAATTGCTTGTTTGTTTATTTGATGATTGGGTGGGGGAAATCCCCACCCTTTTTTGTTTATAACAATGTGGATAACTTAGATCCCTGAAATTTGCAAGTTAAATTTATTTCATTTATCTTTGTATCAACAAAAACAAACAAAATGGCAATCAAGCAAACGGACATTCGTTTAATGGAGCTAAAGAGTAAGTTGGTTAAGTTTAATGACCGAGCAACAGAAATTTTGGGTGAGAAAACAACATTGATGTTTAAGTTGGAGAACGGGCACATACACCCTATTCTTTGTCTTATGAAAGTACACGCACTGGACTTTGAGATGTGTCTTATCAACGAAGAAGTTAATGAACTTAAAACGGAGTTTGAAACAATACAAATGGTTAGCGAACTTAACATTGATTTTTCAACCGAAGATTTTTGAGGTAAAATTTGCAAGTTAAATTTATTTCATTTATCTTTGTATCATAATCAAAAATAAACAAGATGAAAAAAGTATTCTTTATCGCAGTTGTGTTGTTCGGAGTAACAACCGCAAAAGCACAAACAACCAACAAGGTTGATGTTGTTGACACCCTTGAAACTTGCTCAAAGTTAGCACAAAACAAACTTACTTTGCCAACAAACATTTCCGAAGAAATGACAATTTCAAGGAACGCAAGTAACGGAACATTAGTTGCTACATTCACAAAGCATTTGGCAGAAAGTGATATTGAGTTGGTTAAAAACTACATAAACTATTATTATGAAAGGTGGCAACCAAAGGGTAGTAAATATAATAGTTCAGCACCCGATATTGACAACAAAAAAAATAAGTGTGTCATAACATTCTATAAACTTTAATTCTTTCCGATTGAAAAAAGGGGTGGAGAAATCCGCCCTTTTTTTTTGTGTTAAAATTTGCAAGTTAAATTTATTTCATTTATATTTGTATCAACAAAAACAAACAAGCAAATGGAAACTTTAATCAAAGAAACAAAAAGAATTTTAGCGGGTTGGGATATGCCCGAAGTTGAAGATGAAATGGAAGCACAAATCTATTGGGAAGATTTTGTGTACGAAGTAAAAACAATGATGAAGAAAATGCGTACAAAGAAATTCTTTTGTTACGGACTTTCTTTGACTTGGAGAAATGTTGCAGGGTACACCGAATTTGAAACGGATAGTGCAGAAACTTTAATCCGTAAACTTGCACCGAACACTGGGGAGTTTACAATGTTGTTTCACCCGACCGACAACAAGGGTATCATTGAAGTTGTTATTTCTCACCACGATAAACCAATGGGGGAAACAATGTACCTTATGTCGCAGTCAATGGAAAAGAAACAAGGTATCAAAGAAACATATTTTGACCGCTAATTGTGGATAAGAAAGGGGAAGAAATTCCCCTTTTTATTTGCACATTAAATTTATTTCATTTATTTTTGTTATATCAAAAACAAAACAAATGGAAAATTTTAATCAAGTATGTGTTTGGCACGGAACAATTGTTGGAAAGAGTTGTGCCAAAGATTTTGAAAATTGGCTCAAAGAAGAGTTTAATGTTCGCGGAGTTTATTGCGAAGAAGTTTTAACTTTGCCAACACCTGGCGAAGAGGGAACAGGTGGAAGAAACGATTTGTTCTTTCGTGTCCACGATGAAGATGTTATGAAGTTCGCAGTACCACGATTGCAGATTGGTATTCGTTGGTGGGAAGATGTTTTGAACAACGGAAACGAAGTTTTATATCCGCAAGAAACATTGGACAAATATCCAAAAACTTGGTAAAAATGTGTTGAAAACTTGTGAGTTAAATTTATTATATATACCTTTGCACTCACAAAATTAGGAAAAAGAAAAAATGGAAAACACAAAAACTTGGTACGAGGTATTTCGCACAAATGATGATGAAAGCACCGAAACCATATTCGCTGATGAAAACTTGGAAACTTGCGTAAAGGTTTACCGAAAGGAAAAGATTACCGACAAGACAATCAAAATTGACAAATGGTTGTCCGCACCTTTCTTGGAATTTCCAATCCCTTACCAATCAATACTGAATTAACAATGGAACATTCGGTATTGATTGTTGAGGAGATACGGCTCAAAGAACGATATAAAACTTTGTCCGAGTTGTGGGAACCTAATAGCAAACATAGAACCCACACAAAGATTTCAAAAGAAATGGATAAAGTTTTGGATCGATTAAAAGAAATTAAAAAAATACTTGCGAGTTAAATTTATTACACTTATCTTTGCTGTATCAAAAAACAAAACGATATGAACAATCCATTTCCAAAAGCACCTTCGGGTAGCTACAAACAAATCCTTATTGAGGGTTTAAGAAACATTGGTGAGAACAAGGTAGCTGATGAATTCGCCAACGGCAGTATGAAACTTGCAATCGTTTCAAGTATCACGGGAAGCGTTAAGTTATTCCCCGAACTGAACGAGGTTTGCGAGAGGGCATTGAATGCAGTTGATGTGAATGACAATGTTCGTTATTACTTTTGGGGTATTGCGAACGGACAATTTGCAATCGCTTCAAGCAATGTTGATTTCATCTATAACAAAGATGATAAAGAAGCGGAAGCGTATGCAAAGATGAGAGCTAATTTGAGCGACAAAGAGGTTATACAACCTTACTTTTCATAGAACTTGATTTGTTTTCATATTTGAAAAAGGTGGGCGGAGAAATCTGCCCCTTTTTTTTGTATTAAAATTTGCAAGTTAAATTTATTTCACTTATCTTTGAACTATGAAATCAAACAAGCAATACGATGTGTTAAGTCCCGATGGGTTTAGCATTCATTTCAGCGACACTTACAATAGTGTTGAGGAAGCAAAGAACGCCTTAACTGAATGGAAGAAGCGTTACGAGTTTCAAGGTTACTATTCATCAACGAACTATGGTAGAATTCCGTTAGACGAGTTGGAAAACTATTGTGAAATCATTGAGGTTGAATTATGCGAATAAACAAGTTTAGAATTCGGAAAGCGTGGGAATGCTATCTGAATGGAAGGAAACAAAAACGAAGCATTTACTGGTCAATCCGTTTGGCCCTATGGTGGTTTAACTCTGGGTATAACTTTGTTGGGGATAAAAAAATTGAAACAAAGTTTGCAAGTTAAATTTATTTAACTTATCTTTAAACTATGAAAAGATTAACAGCAAGACAAAGAATGGTTTGTTTGGGGCAATTAATTCTTTTTTCACCACTTATTCTTTATAGCATTTGGGTGATTTGTAAACAACGATATAACTAAAATATGGCGAAAGCAAGGTAGAAAGAACGTAATAGTTAAACAAGGTTGGCGATGAGTACAATATAAGAAAAACTTTTAAGTTATGAAAAGACAGGAAATCATAGACAAGTTGGTAGATAACGACATCAACACAATCATATCGGAACACGAACGAGGTGACAATAGTTATGTTGCCAGTATATTTGAATACGGGATGAAAGGGTATGCGAATTTCACCGATAAAGAATTGGTTACTGAATACAAGGAAATTTTTGATGAGGTTATTGAAATTGAATACGACCTTTATTGCGAAAATTGTGGTTGGATTGGTGGTAAGGATGAGTTGAAATCGGTAATGGTTGACAACGAACATAATCCACAAGACCATACTTTGTATGAGGAAAAAGTTTGTCCTGAATGTGGTAAAGATAATTTTGCAGAATAAAATTTGCACATTAAATTTATTTCATTTATCTTTGTGTTATGAAAAACGAAACACAAGATTGGAAACAAGGTTTGTCAGAAAGACACATTGCTCAAATCATTCGTAGGAATATGATAACAAGGAGCAAACCTTCGGGTAAAACATATAACCGAAAAAAACTTAAACAAAAGTTTGCAAGTTAAATTTATTTCGTTTATCTTTGAACTATCAAAACAAAAAAATATGAAAAAAGTTAAAGTTATCCCATTCGTGCTTTCAATCCTTGGTTTGATAACCATTGGAGTAAGCGTTGGACTTGCCCTGCAATCAAAGGGTTACATCAAGAACGAAGAGTTTGCATTCTTCTTCGGAACAGGTTTATTGTTTCTATTCATTTTATTCCTTTCTTTGAATGCGAATAAAAATGATTTCACTTGGTAAAAAATTTGCACATTAAATTTATTTCGTTTATCTTTGTATTAAATAACAAGTAGAAACAATCCCGCCCCAGTTTCTTGTTTCGTGCACGGGAAGGATTTATAAGGTGGGTGAGAACGGATGACGTTTGTCTTTTGTAATCCGTCAATAAACAGAAAAAGGCAAAATGCATTTAATTGGGGAAAGAAATTTCCCCTTTTTTTGAATTAAAATTTGCAAGTTAAATTTATTTCACTTATCTTTGTATCAACAAAAACAAACAAACAATGAAAGATATTAAAGAAATGTTCATCACGCTGAATGATTTTCGCAAGGAAGATCCGAAAGAGTTTTATGGTTCAGTCGCCTTTATGATTTTTATGTCTGCGTTTCTTTACGCATCACTTTGGTTCGCGGCAATCATTGAGGGGAGAGTTTAATTTGCATATTAAAAATAAAATGTTTATATTTGTAGTATGAAACAAATACTTTTAACACTCATTTGCTTAACTACCTTTGTTGGAGTTAAAGCGAGTACAAACCCGAAAGAGCCCAAACTTGTTTTGGAGGTTCACTACACAAACGAAACGGATATAGCCAAACTAAACGCTTTGCAGTCCGACCCCGAATTTTGTTGTGTCTTTGATATTAAAGTGGCGAAAACCACAAAGGAAAGTTACACCGAGATAAGACACAAAGAAACAAATGTTTTGCTGGGAACATTCTATGGTGCAACACCTTCGGTTGATTTTGTTATGGAGATATACAACAAACAACTTACACCCGAATATGTTGAGTACATTGTACCACGAATATTGTTGCTTGAAAAGACAATGCAAGTAACGAAAGATTAAGTTTGATTTGATACGAAAATTGGAAGAAAGAAATTTCTTCCTTTTTTTTTGCAAAAAATTTGCACATTAAATTTAATCTATATACTTTTACATCATAATCAAAAACAAACCCTATGAAAAAGTTATTTATTTTATTGTTGGTTTCAGTTATGGCAACGGGAACAAGTTTTGCAAACGATGGTATCAAGTTAAAGAAACATAAAAAACGCACAAAGTATGTTCAGTGCGATGCGTACAAAACACACTATGCACCGATTAAACCTGAAAGACACAAGCACCACACTTGCGATGCTTATAACTAAAAAAAGAAAGGGGAAGAAATTCCCCTTTTTATTTGCAAGTTAAATTTATTTCATTTATCTTTGCATCAACAAATCAAACAAACAATGGCAAAAGTAAATTTAGACAAACACATTTGGGAGGGTTGGACAGTTCGCGACTTCATCAACGACTTGGAGCCAACATTCAATCAAATTCAATCAAACGCTTCAAGTTGGGGTAACAAAGGTTTCACAACAAAAGAAGAGGTTAAAAAGTGGTGCATGGAAAATCAGCCGTACTACAAAAAACACATTCCCGATGTTGTAAACTATTTCGCGGAAAAGATAAAATAAATTTGTTGTTCATAATGTTTGAAAAGGGGGTAAAGAAATTTACCCTTTTTTTATGTTAAAATTTGCAAGTTAAATTTATTTCGTTTATCTTTGAACTATCAAAACAAACAAACAATGTTAAAAATAATCGTAGCCAAATTCAGTAGCAAATGTGCCGCAAGTGGTAAAAGACTACAAAAGGGGGACACAATTGTTTATGATGTAAATCGTAAATTAGCGTACCACCCAAGTTATTCCCCAAGTGAAACAATAACGGATGAATCTCGTTATGTTCAAGCCCAAGAAGAAGCCTATTTTGATAGGTTTTGTCAAACAAATAACATATAAAAAACTATGGGACTATTAATAGCTTTAATTCTTGTTGCTATCGGTTCGTTTGTCAGCAACAAGTTAGATTAACCGAACAAAAAAGGGGGACAAAAAAGTCCCCTTTTTTTATGTTAAAATTTGCAAATGAAATAAATTTAACATATCTTTGTGTTATCAAATCAAACAAAACAAATGAAAAAGTTAATTTTCTCAATCGCACTCGGAGTTTCTTCAATGGTTGCAAACGGACAAATGTTGGTAGGAACAAACACAAAGTTAAACGATATAACCCTGGGGGTTGACGCAAACAATTGGGGTTACTATGGTTCAGTTTCTTATGGTTGTATTAAACAAGGGGAACAAGCACCTTTGTTTCAATATGATTATGTTGCACCCGAACAACACCCACAATACAACAATTACGAGGTTAGAAACATATCAACAAAAGAAACAAACACAAAGTTGTTGGTTGGTAAAGTGTTGAACAATGATAACGCAGTTCGGGTTGGGGTTCACGCAGGGTTAAACTTTAATCAAAGAGAAACATACACAAACTACACAAAAACAAGTGTCGGGGAGTTCAGCGTTTTAAGTTGTCGCAAAAACATAAACACTTTGGTTGGGGGTTTGTATCTTAACTATTATGTTGGTTGGGTTAGGGTTGATATAAACACACAAAAACAAGTTAGTGCAAACTTCGGGGTTTTTATTCCCTTTGTTAAATCAAAAGGTTGTTCATATTAAAAGAATAGGGTTGTGGATCAAAAGAGAGGGAACAAAAAAAGTTCCCTTTTTTTTATGTTAAAACTTGCAAATGAAATAAATTTAACTTATCTTTGTATCAACAAATCAAAATAAACAATGAGTATTCTATTCGTCTTAACGCTTTTTTGCGGTGCTTTGTTAATCATGGCTGTGCTAATGTAAACAAAAGTGCTAATGCAAACAAAGGGGAAGAAATTCCCCTTTTTTTATGTTAAAACTTGCAAATGAAATAAATTTAACTTATCTTTATATCAACAAAACAAACAAACCTATGAAAGATTTCTTTATTATCGGATTGCCCATATTTTTTCTTACCATTTGGCTATCAATAGTTATAGTTCGTAAACTTAACAATTGGTTTTGGGGTAATCCAAAAGAAGACAAATATAAAATTTCGGGAAGAAATTTTTAAGGTAAACAAGAAACAAAGAAAGGGGAAGAAATTCCCCTTTTTTTTATGTTAAAATTTGCAAGTTAAATTTATTTCGTTTATCTTTGAACTATCAAAACAAACAAACAATGACAACAACATCACTTTTTCAAATCGTAGTATGCCTTCGCGGCTTAGAGTTCGAGAAAAAAACAGGAATGAAAATGAGCCGAATTTCAGCGAGGGATTGTGCCAAACGAATTTTGGGTTACAAAACAAATCAAAGACCGACCTATGAGGTTTTAATCGCTCAAATGACCGAGTTAAAAACAAAGGCGGAACAAATCGCCCAAACGGAAGACCCAGCGGTTTTGGTTTGGTAAGGTAAACAAGAAACAAAGAAAGGGGCAAATCGCCCCTTTTTTTATGCTCAGATTAAACGAAAGGAACAAAGGTATATGTTCGTATGGTTTAGTTGTTAGAGTGTCTTAAAACGGCTTAAAATGAGTCAAAAAAAAAACAAAGAAATTTGTGTTAAAGTTTGCAAGTTAAATTTATTTCATTTACCTTTGTATTGTTGTTAAAGACAACGGGCGGGCTGAACAAGTCGGGAGAGTATACTCCAACCTACACGATACTTTTTGTGTTTAATGTTTTGCCCGAAAAGTTAAACAAAAAAAAAGATAAAAAAATTTGCGTTAAAATTTGCGGGTTAAAAAAATTACACCTACATTTGTATCATCAAATCAAAACAAACAGATATGCAAAACAAAAAATCACAAGTAATCGCAAGCCTTATCAATGACGGAGGCAGTGCAAAGTTCGCCCAAGTATTAGCAGTGGTTGAACAAAAAATGTTAAAGACGGGCAACCCTTTGCGTAGTGCCGTTATCACCAAGTTAGTTGACTACAATATGTTGTTAAACGCTAACTATCAAAATATGGTGAATAACGCCCGTATTCGTGAGGGTAAAGAGGCTGACTTCGTAGCCAAAGAAAATTGGTTTACGCCCGTAAATGACGGCTTTAACGGCTCTATCGTAGCAAAGAAAAGCGACCTATCGTGTGAGTACTTAAAGTTCGCTTGTAACACTTCTAAAACGCTTAAATACTTCGTTGACGGGGTTGAGGCAAACGCTGAACAAGTTGAGGTTATCAAGCAGTTCAAACAAAAGCCAAGCAAGGCAATCAATCAAGGTTTGGATAATGATATTGTTATCCGTACTATCAAGGTTGAGGGTATTGAGAATATCAAGTGTGGGGAAAAGGTTATCTTCGGATAACCTTTAACCACATAAACAAATAATGTTATCCACATCACAAGTGTGGATAACTTTGTTTTATATAAACTTGCACATTAAAAGAAAATAGCAGTATAGGGGGTGGTACACCCTCCCCCCTCCCGTATCCCCCTCCCTACCCCCCGTTTATGGGGGGCAAAGGGGGGCTCAAATATCTAAATGAAGTATTTCTGAAAAAAATTTCTGGGGGTACTTTTTTCTGGAAAATCGACCCTTGTTCTGTGGGGAATCATTTTTTCAAAAAATTTCTGGGGAATTTTTTTTTCTCAGATTTTCAACCTGAATCCTTTTCCTGAATAGTATATCATGTTAAAGCGTCTGACATCGATCACATAACTGCTCTTTGCGTTTCCCTGGTCGTCATTCTTTCTGTTAAGGTACTCATGAAGGGGAACCTCTTTGTTCTCAATCATCTTTTCAATGTCTGATGCCTTTGTGTAAAAGATGGCCCTCATGGGGAATGTCTTCACATCGTATTTAACCTCATCCTTTCTTGTCACGTCAAAGAACAATACAACGTTCTTTCCAACGCTTGTGTACTTCTTCTTGTACCTCAGGTAATCCTTATGGTTATATGTGATGGCCCACTGAGGATCGATATCGTAAAGCGTCTCAGATTTAAAGAATGGTGTGTCTTGTGTCTTAAGATCTCCTGGGGCTCCATTCACAACCAAATCGTGTGTGTATGGATCAAATTCCTTATCTGGATTAATCTTCAATGTAACCAATCCATTCAACCCGTTTATGAACTCAACAAACGCTGGTTCTTGTACATCCGATGCTTCCTTGCAATATGAAAGTTTATCCTCGGTATTTGTGTTCTGTAATATCATAAAACAAAAGTAATAAAAAAACCATAAACTAAAAAGTGACCCTTGTTTTATTTTCAAATCGTTTTCTCAAAAAATTTCTGGGGGTGTTTTTTTTATCCATTTTTCAGATATTTATAGTAAATTAATTGATTTTACCATGAATAATACCTTAAATGAAGAAGTTTTAAGAATACGCCAGATGATGGGCCTTAATGAGAATCTAAACGAGTTCGTTGATTCCGTTAAAATAATTGATGATGGCTTTGGACGTATGGAACCAATAATTAAAGGTTTATCAATTAATAATAGTGCTCGTAATGATTCTTGGCAAGAAAATCCAACAAAAGCAAAAGAATTTGTGGAAGCTTTTAATAAACTGGTAACCGATTTTGTTGAGTCAGACCAAAAATATACTGGGTCAATACCAACAGAACCAGAAGAGAAGAAAAAATATGTGATTAGTCAAATAGATCAAAGAATATACGGTTTCATGTTTAATCGTGGCTCTGGATCTTTTGTTAGAGCTTATTCAGACCCATATAAAACTCAAGTGGTTAGAGTACTTGAAAAGTTAACCAAAGAACTTGGTTTAACTTATAGTAATGGAAAATTAAATAGTTTTTTAAATAGAATGAGTGAGGAACCAATCAATGAAAAAATAATCACAGCTGCTGATGTGGACTGGATTCAAGGTGGAATTGGTGCTAGTGCTGATGACTTCATTGCGAAAGCCAAAGAAAGTGGTATTGGTAAAGAAGGACTTTTAAATTACTTTGAAACTTTGGTTGAGAAACATTATGGTTTAAGTGAGAACATGGACTCACCAACCGTTGGAATATAATTCATAACCCCACAATTTTTACAAACCCTTTATTCCGAACACCCTCCTGGGGATGGTGACACATTATGGTAATTTTTACCCCCGTTGCTTTTAATTTAGTTTACAGTAAACAATTTACTGTAAACACGAATATTTATATTTAAACAAATAGAGACATGTTTAAATATATTTCAGAAATCATCTCAAAGATCTCCATGAAACAGCGTCTTGCTGCTCTTGGGATTGTTCTTTTGTCCATTGTGATTATCTCAATTGGCCCTAAGCTTATCGAAGGTCTTACCCAAGATAATGAGGAATTATTACACAAGGTGGAAAACCAAAAGGTTATGATAAAGAGCCTTAGTGACAGGGTGAATGAACTTAATGATATTGTTATCAGCAATCAAACCGTTTGCACGGACAGATTCATATCTCGTGAGAAGGAAATTCTTGAGATGTTGACCAATATGGAGAGTGAAGCTCAAAAGACACATAATAAAGTTGTTTCAACCTCAACCAGCTCACCAGTTCGTTTCGAAAGAACTCTTCGCATGGAAACTGGCGGTTCTGGTTCTGGGGACGGTGAGGTATCAGCCATGATAATGCCACGTGAACCTGAACCACAGGTGACAACCATCGTTAAGACCGATAACTCCAGTCTTCTTAAAATGGTTCGCGGGATGAAACAGAATGTTGAAAAGAATATAAATGAAAATGGATCGAACTAATCGATCCTTTTTTTTCTATAATAAAAATTGTCTTTAATGTTTTTACCCGTGGTTGAACCAGGAACTTGCTGCCCAGAATGTGAAGGTAGCGTTTGTCTTTGCGAAGGTTAAATAAGAATCTTCATCGTAGCTTTTATTCTCTCTATCTCTTCTTCCAATTTCTTTTTCTTGTTTGCGATCTCGTTGTAATCCTTCGCGATTTCTTTGTTGGAACCAATCATATCCTTTGGATCCATATCTATCAATTGTTCCATCGTGAAATATTTGTACGATGTGTGTTCGTTCTTGTCAAGCACAACATCATCAATTGGAAATTCGTTTGTGTAGAATACGTTTAATTCACACTCGTTGTTGTAAATATATTTCTTCAGTGGTTTGAATGATTTCAACTCAACACCAGCTTCTTCTCTGATCTCTCTCACGATTGCTTCCTCTGGCGTTTCATTCTTTTCAATTCCACCACCAAGCATTCCGTATTTTCCTGGATTTGTTGTTTCGTCTTCGCTTCTCTTGAACAACAACGCTTCGTTGTCAATCACAATGAAAAGCAAAGCAACTCTCTTCATCTCCTTGGCTTCATTCAAGCTGTAACCCTCTTCCTTTGTCTTGCCCCAAGATTTTCCCTTTCCTGGTGTTCCGCATGATGCTGGTGTTGGTCTGCATGATGGGTACTTGGCTCTCACCTCACCCTTTTGTCTTCCACAAGCCTTGCATTTTTTCTTTCCGTCAACTTTTCTGCATGTGTTGCAATCAACCCATCCTTTGCTTCCGCCACCACCTCTTCTTGAAAACCATCCGTGAAGTCCGCTCTTTTTCTCCTTTGAGAAATCGGTTTTCTTCGCTTCATGCATTCCACCGTCAGTCTCCAAATAAGCATCCACCCATGTTTGAAGTTCATTAAAATCTGGAGCATATTCTTTTCGACCCCTCTTCCACGTCAAAGCATCGTGAGCCTTGGCGATCAAACCTTGCATTTCCTCTGGTGCGTTGTCAATCATTTGGATCTCCTCTTCCTTCAAACCTCTCCATATCTTTCCTCTTCTGCATTGAACGATTGCACCAGATCTATATGCTGATGGTTTGCTGTATTTTCTTCTCGCTATTCTTAAACAACGATCGGCTTTTTTCTTTTCCTCATATAAATTTTCATTCAATTCGAACTCATGTGATCCGTCTGGTTTAACAAAATACTTGTCAATTAACATTCTTGTGTTTTCTCGAGCAAACAACTCTGGATCGGATATAACATCAGATAATCTGATCGCCTTTTCCTCTGGATCACCCCAATCGGATTGCATTAACAAAACATCCTCTGGTTTAATCACAACGGCTGGAATCTTATCAGCACCTGCGCGGTCATATGCGTATCTTCTATGGTTTCCATCGACAACCAAATATTTTGATTGGTCGAAGGGGTGTTGAATAACAAGTATTGGTGGCAGCTCTTCACCAGATTTCAAGGCTTGAACCATATCATCGACATTGGAACTTTTATCCATGTATTCCATATCCTTAAACGGTTCATTTGCTATGGTGTCATTTAAATTAATATCATCAACCTTTCCGTAATGTTCGTTATCATTAAACACCTCAGATCCAACACCGTTTGCGTATATTTTCACATCCTCGGACATAATGCCCATCATGGATTGCATTTTCTTTATTTCCTCAGTTAGTTTCATAACTAGTTTTATTCTTCTTTTATCTTTAATAAATAGATTGGAATTGTTAAAATGCCAAATAAAAAACAGGTTAATGCAATTTCTTTTGTGTCCGTATGAAAAAGCTCGTGGGACATCCATAAGGTATTGGCTGATAACCAAAAGGCCATCATCATCTCGAGCCACCTTTCCGACCCCTGTTTTACTGTTATGAGTATTGTTGATAATATTATGGTTGGTATCGCGAAAGCCAATGAGAGTTCGCCCTGACCCAACATCCAGAACATATCCTTTGCGATCCACAATGGGATATGTATTCTCTCAAAAAGTTTTACCATGTTCATAAATATTTTTGGATTTGACAAACTATTTATCAATAAATTGTTTTTTTCTATGAAAAAGAATACATTAAATGAAGAAATTGCGAGACTCCGCAAAATAATGGGTCTTAATGAAGAAATTGATCTATCAAAGGTGGATAATCCAAATGCATACACCGATGATATTTTTAACTATAATTCCGAAAGAGGTGGCGAGGAAATGGAAAGTGATTTCGATTTCGAAAAAGCCGCGATCGAATCCGCAAGTGGTGAAAAAGTTGTTCAAAGAGAGTTTGATGATTATGACAGACCATTATATTATAGTTTAGCTGATGATAATGTACATTATTTTATAGGTGATAGTGATGATGGTAAGATAATCATTAAATACAACGCTGAGACGGGCGAACGTTACCCAATAGGTAAGTTGGATCATTACGATGAACCAAGAACTGAAATATTTCAGGAGGGTAGAAGTGAGAAATACGATGATTCGCACGGATCACCATATGATCGCGGTCACGCCGATTCATATTACAGAAGACCCAAGAGCCCACATAAGTATCCAGAAGGAACTTACAAAGGTGAGAGAATCACCGATTTAACACCAGAAGAAATCGAAGCGTACAACGCTGGTTATGAAGACAACGAAAGATTTGGTGATTATAAAGATTGGGGCGGAGAAGATTAAAGATAAAAAGAAAAAGGGGCTTTCGCCCCTTTTTTTATTTCTTTAATAACTCATACGCTCTGGCCATTCTGGTCATCCCGATTCCACCACCATATCTTGGGAAGAAATTGTGCTTCAAGAATTCCTCAAGCTCAGCCTCAACCCTTTCTTTTCCGAATAACTCGAACAACTTGGCGCAATACGCACCGTTCTCAATAGCATAAAACATTTCTCTCATCTTCTCAACATCGCAGCTTCTCTCGGCGGATCCAATTGTTTCCTGTCCGTAAAGAATCACATCAACCTTGTTGAAAATCCCATCGTTATTGTGTTTCATGTTCCAGAATGGATTTGTTCTGATTGGGAAGTGTTGTAATGAAACAACATTACCCTTTTCATTCCACATTCTGGATTCATGCTCATCCTCAAGAATTGGTACCCCACCGTATTCCTCACACACATCATCGTATTTAACTTGAACCATCTCATCACCAAATCCAAGATAAGCCAAAAGGTCGCCTTCCATTTTGATTAAATCCTCCATGGTTCCCTTTGACTCAAACTCAAACATTGGGAAGATAAGCTCATGCCTTCCTGGGATTGGGTTCTTTTCTTCTCTGTACGATGTTGATACGCAAAATACGCCATTCCATTCTGGATTCTTTAACAACTCATACTCAAGCCACATCTGTCCAGTCTGTGGCAACGGCCAGATCAAACCACCATACTCGAACGTTTTAACCGAGTGTGGGTTCTCACAAGCCGCGAGAATTGATAATCTTGATTGTGTTGGCACTTCCTTGAATCCTCTTTCAAGAAAGAATTTGCGCATCTTCTGCACGAGTTCATTGTAAGTTTCTGTGTTTTTCATTTGTTTTTTTTTGTTTAATTTTTGGCGCAAAAAAAAATCCTGTCAAATGACAGGATTTCCAATTACTATTTTATTATTATTGTTATTGTATTTTCTTCTGAATCTCATAGTTGTATCAAACCTTCTGTAACCAATAAATTATATGCTTTTTGCACAACATCACTGTGATCTTTCACATGCGTTGTTTTGTAAATATAACCAACCTTTTCACGAAGTAAATCGATAAATCCGAGATCAAACGCTTGGTGGTAGATTTCTTCTGCTATTTCTTCGTTGGTCATCGACATTATATTCTGATTATTTTACATATATATCACAAAAATAAGAAAAATTCATTTAAAAGAAAAATTTTTTCGCAACCGCCTTCGGCGGTTTTAGACCTCGGCATTTGGTGCGAATATTTCGTATTCGTCTTCTGACAAAATTAGATGGTAAGTACCACTCGGGTTGTACTTCATAATCTCGTCCTCGTCCCTTATAAAATCCTGGTGAACACCGCCCGTTGATTTAAATATGATGTTCATAACTTTTGGATTCATAATGAATGTGTCATCGACAGTTGTTTCAAAAATAACTGGGACATTCACAGCACTCTCGAATGATTTGCCCTGAAATGATGATGCGTAGAACAAGGATGCACTCCAACTACTAACTTCTCTTTTTGGGGTATACTGGTAGGGTGTTTTAAATTTAACCGCACCGTTATCCAAAACATCATGTTCTGGGTTTTCTTTTATGAATTTGGATAGCTCTGGTAATTTAACCGATGTTCCTCTGTAAACTTTTTCACCATACGGTGGGTTGAGAACCTCTGGAAAATATTTTTTTAGTTTAATTAAATCGGATATTGTTGATACAACGCCCATCTCGGATTTTTCTGTTGATTGAAATGTCCAATCCTTTATTTTGTCAACCAGGTTATCCTCGTATGGGGTATTCTTTTCAATTGGTTTGTTTTGAATTTTTGCAATTATTGGATTTGAACCAAACAAAACATCACCAACCGATTTTTTAATTGATTGTGGAATGGTAACCTCGGATAAACCGATCATGGTTTTCATTCTTAATATCTGCTCGTTTAAATTCATATATAATATAAATATCTCGAGTTATTTTAAACTTTAATACTATTTATTGTAAAATATTAAATTATGTCAGTTCCAGTAACTATACAATACGGTACCGCACCAACGATTGATCAATATCATAGAATTGGTAAATATTGCTATGGCCACATTAATGAAGGGTTTAATTTTCAAGACGGAAATTCAACGGGTCTTACTTGGAGACCAGGTTATCCTGCGGGTAATTTTGGTGGCGAAAAATATTATATCGTATCAAGAGGAAATGTAGAAGGTGTTGGCGGTGAGCCCACGATTCCAACATATCACGTCACTGGTAAAACCAATGCGGAAATTGTACACATAATTAATAGTTTGCATTCAATAAAAATTGATGGCACGTATTATAGTGACGTGGATGTTGCCAAAAGATACGTTATTGAAAATGAAAATTTAAATCATTTTTTGGCTGATTTATCAAAATACAAATACGCTGACACCCCTAATTTAATGTTAAATATTGATTTCGGTAATCTTAATTGCGACATTCTTGAGACTAATTTAACAAAATGTTACGATTTGGTTCAAGCAACTGATGGTGTAATAGAAAGATGGTTTACAAAAAATGTCGCTGGAAATATCTCCACATCAATACAAACCGCGGGCGATAATTCAACTTATAATAGAAGATTTAATGCGGCAAATTTATACATAGATTTAGATTCATCCAATGCGGCTTCATATATAGCACCCCTTAATACTTCATCTGGTGAGTCTTTTATGTTTGCGTTGAGGCTCAGATTCACACCGCAGGCCAGTAATTCACCAGCAATAATTTATGCTGATGGGGGGATTACGAGACTTAGATATGATATTGCTACAAACGTATACCAATTTACTATGGGTGCTGATACCGTATCAATGAGTGCACAAGTTAATACTTGGATAACCCTTATTTTTGGTAGAAACGATGCTGGTCAACTATTTATTGCTGATGATAGTAATGAAAATTATGTACAACAAGTTGGAACAACTGAACTGATATTTGATAATATTTTCAGATTGGGCTTAACAGCTGGGGGTGATATAAGAATAGGTTCATTCCAATATTGGAAAGGGGGTAATTATGACGCAAATAAATGGAACGAAGTTCACAATTACCAAATGTTAAACAAATGGTCTTAAATTAAAAATTAATCAATTTTTTCATATTAATAATCGCCTCATCCAGGCGATTATTTTTATTTTCTGATATTGGGTTTGCTGGGCCACGATTTGTTCCAAAGTCATAAGCACCAGTATTTGATATTGGATTTGCTTTTCCTCTGGTTGTACCAAATTCGTATTTACCAGTATTTGATATTGGATTTGCTTTTCCTTTTTTAACTCTATCTGGTACTGGACTATTTGAGGCTGATGTCCCACCACTTGAACCACTTGATGTGCTCGATGTGCTTGACGAATCCTCTTCATTAATCTTAGGATCCCTGTACATATCTTCCTTGTGTGTGAAATCACGATTATCACCTTTATTAAAAACAAAACCAAATCTCTGGTAGAAATCTTTCAATCTGTTCACATTTCCACCATAACTGCTTGATGGTGTTAATGTTAATTTATAACCGTGTTGATCAGCAAGACTTGTTAAATCGTTCATAAAAGAAGTACCAATACCAGTTCCACGCATGTTAGGTGGAACCATAAATCCAGTGAGATATATCCTTTTGTGCTTTTCATTTGGGTATAACTCAAACCTGATGTCTGGGTACTTTTGTTTTAATTCGTCTTCGATATGATGATTCATTGAAATGTGTTACTTAGATAAATATCCAGCGCAAATAAAAAAGGTCGGAGTAGCGAATTCCGACCTTAGTTTGTCCATAACCATGAACGATCCTAAAATACCACTCTAAGGTGGAATATCTTAATAATCATCTAACTCTTCATTATCGTTCTCATCATATTCACCACCTTCGATGTTGTCCATAATCATATCGATCTGGTCAATTGTTTCTGAGATGTAATCGACAATGTTTCTTTGTAATTCTTCTTGAAGATAAGATGATTTGGTTGATTCTAATAATTTCTCACTACGAGTTTCTAAAATTGAATTGAGTTCTTCTTTTAATGCTAAAAGTTGTTTTATGGTTTTTCCGTGCATTTATTTATTTTTGGAATAAATATATCACCGTTTAGTAAAAGATTTTTAATCAATTCTGATAAGGCACGATATTTTTCTATATTCTTTATTCTCAAACATTTCATAAATTTTGTGAGAAATCATATCCGAAAAAATATAAGCATCAACTTTAGGAGAGAATAAAAGTTTTAAAGATTCAATACCATCTTGCTTGTAATGACTTTTTATCCTTTCAAAATCTATATGCCTTTTATTAAAACCCATTTTACCTGGAAATAGAAAAAACTTTCAAAAACTCTTTAAGAGATAATTTTTTTAACTCTGAAAAATATTTTGCCGCAGCTAGCCTTGAACCAATATTATTTAAAGTTTTAATCGGTTCTCTTTTTTTGTCATTTTTTGAATAAAAAAAATACGTCATAGTGGTAAGGTTTATTTATATGTAAATATACGAAACTTTAATTAAAAGCAAACTATTTATCATTAAAATATCACATTATGAGAAGTACTATGGATGTTGTTGAATATTACAAACCATACAGAGATGAAACGCCATTTGAAATGGGTGGTGAGAAATGGGTGTATTGCTGGGGTAAATACCCAGACGGTAAAATTGATATAGCCGTTTACAGATATGCAACCGACTTGGCTTACGATTATAATGATTTTAGAGTTGCCATGGGTATTGATAAAGATGAAAAAAGTTTACAGGAAGGTGTTGATCGAAAAGAAGCCCAATACTTAAAAAAGGGTGATATAATTACCAGTGGTGAAGAAATAGTTTCAGTTTCAAGTGGGGCTAAAACGCCGAGTGGAAAAGTTGAGGTGACATTAAAAAACAAACAGGGTAAAATAAGAACATCAGTTTGGGGTAAAACCACCAAGATTGGTGTTAAAACCAATGACGATAAAAAAAATATAAATGAAAATATGGAAAATACAATTAACCAAAAAATAGCTGAATTAAAAACAATTCAAACTCAATTAGATGAGGCGTTAAAAACTTATAAAGAATCAATAGCTGATTTGGAAACACAAAAAAGCGCTTTGGTTCCAGAGGTTATGGATGCATTTAAAGGTCAGACCCAAGGTGCCGAAAAACTAAAAATTTCAATAGATGAGATGTTGGTTGAAATAATCCAGGAATCTGAAAAATTAACAACATCATATAAAGATGCGTTTGAGACTGCGTTAACAAAAGTTAACGAGAACACTAGAAAAGTTCTTGAACAAATTTTAGAAAACTCTAAAGTAGCCTCAAAGGTTAAAGGCCAATTAAAGATTGATGGTTCGAAAGTTTTTGAGGGTGTTGAAGAAATGTTCGGAAAAGTTAAACAGTGGTTGAGTAATGCTTATAGCAGACTAACAGGTTTCACCAAAAACGCTCAAGATGGTGTTGATGAGATTGAAGCTATGATAAAAGATTACGAAGAACAAGAGACTAACAAATACGCTGTACCAAGTATGGATGATATTGAATCGGGCGCTGTAAGAGAAGACGGTACTTTTGCTGAAGGTGAAGATAAGCCAATGGAAGAGGGTGGTCAGGAAGAAGTTAAAGAAGAGGGTTCTTTTATGAAAATGAGAGCTGGTGCTGAAGGTAAAGTTTACGAAGAAGATGAGAAACTTAACGAGGCGATTAATAGATTTAAAAAGATTATTAATTACATTTAATTATGGCAGCTAAAAAAGGGGGATCAACTTCAAACGCAAAACTTTTTAGGTCTAACCCAAAAAGAAAAAGACCTGGCGTTCACTCAAAAACAAAAGCAAGCAAACATAAGGCGTCAAAAAATTATAAAAAAAGGTACGCTGGACAGGGAAGAAGATAATAAATGGGGGTTTTTAACCCCCATTTTAATTTTCGTACACTAGGAAGTATAATTCTTCTTTTGGTCTGGTAACAGCCACATAGTGGACATTTTTAGCTTCCTGATTAATCTCACCACTATTTGTTAAAAAACTATATTCTTCGAAATCATAGTCCGTTTCAGCCAACATATCAGGGTCGATTGAATTGATGATAATACATCTTGGGAATTCACGACCTTTACTTTTGTGAATACTAGTTACAAAAACATCTGATTCTTGATTTTCCTTAATAAAATTAATCAAATTAAAGGTGTTTCCGTAGTAAGGCGAAACCGAATCAATTTTTTTCTTTAATGATGGGTTAACTTTACCCTCATTAATCTTTTCAATGTCTTGAGGTGATATAAAATTAAAATAACGCATTTTAATTTTTTTCTTAAGGCATTCTTTTTCAATTTCTTTTATCACATTGTTTGTTCTAGCCAATACCGTTAAAGGTTTGCCGTCATTCATCATGTTATACATCATAACATCGTTGATTAGATTATCATGTATGTAGCCATCTTCTTCGTGATGTGGAACCGCTACTAGACTACTATATCGATTTGAGTTTTCAACTATTTTTTTTGTTGACCTGAAATTCTTGGTTAGTGTCATTTGAGTTACTGTTGAGTTTTTCATTAATAAATTCTCAATTTCTTCACAATTCGCACCAGAAAACCCATATATTGATTGGTTCTTATCACCAATCAAATGATATTGCTTGGCTTTAATCGCCAATAGTATCTTCATTTGAAGTGTTGACGTGTCTTGGTATTCGTCAACGAAAATATAATCATACAAATTCTCAAAATATCCTTTATATTTAGCATTTCTTGAATACTTCTCGGTATCAATTAACATATCAGAAAAATCTCGACTCTTAGTTTCTTTAATGAAAGCCGAATATTCATCATAAAAACTAGGTTTCATGACTTTGATGTTATCCGCATTTTGCAATTTATAAGCTGAAAACCCAGCGGATATCTGAGCACCCTCTTCGTAGAATCTATCTACATTTCTGGCGTAATCCATTTTAATTTTCATCGGATCCTTTGGGTGTGGTTTGTATTTGTCCTTATACCAGTTAGTAAACTCATAAAAGGTCACAATTGGCTTAAAAAGCCCCATTTTACCCAAAATTGAGCTTGTGAAGCTATGAATTGTGGTTATTTTAACGTCATGTTTTATCCTCGATCTTAGCTCATTAACAGCATCGTTCGTGAAACTAAAGAAGATAATTCGACTGGGATCGACTCCATCTTCAATCATTTTATTCAACCTACCAACAGTTGAGTGTGTTTTACCTGAACCAGCGGTTGCGGACAATATAACAGAATCGTTCCCGTTATAGTTAATAAATTTAAGTTGTTCCTCGGTGTATTTGCTCATATTCTACCTAATTTTCTACAAAGGTATGAAAAAATTTGGTTATTACCAAACCTTTTATTAATTTTGTCCCATGAGTTCAATTTTTACATACGATAATTATTTTACACCTTATGTCAATAAGTTTGCTAAGGTGACCCTTGATACCGATAGACGCACAAAGTTAGCGACTGTTATTGGAAACCGCATAAAGGAGCGAGAAAAATCCAAAGGTAGAAAATTATTTGAGCAAGAAATTACGATTTATCGTAAAACTTACATGCAAACCGCAGGTGATTTGGTTTTAGAACAACATCTTGGTTTATACAATATAGTTGATTACGACAAAATTTTTGATGATAATCGAATTTCGTTTTTAAATCAAGCTGCACCCAAAAAAAATATAGATGTTGTCACATTCAATTATGGATTATTCCCTATGGTCTATAAAAAGACATATCGGAAATCGATTTTTATCTGTATGTTAAGTAAGACCGATTTTTATATATGTGGTGTGGGTACACCAAATATAATTGATATGTATTCCAGATCTGACTTATTGGTTTCGGATTATTATAAAGCGAGGGGTAAATCTGGTTTTTACGGGTTTGAAAGATTAACACCAATATCTTCGAATTTGGGTGACTTTATTGAACTTATATCGTAGTTGTTGATATTTATATGTAAAAAAGTATGAAAAAAACATATAGAATATCTGAAACTCAATTTGCTGCCATACTCAGTAAAAAACAAAAAGACAAACAATCTAACGAATCAGCTAATATGAATGAGGCTGACGCATCTAATAATGTTTTTAGAAACGAATTGAAAAGTGGTTCCGATATTGATCTAGATATCGATATGGAAGCTTTATTTAAAAACATAGCAAAACCAGGGACAAGGGGGGCAACTGTGATTGTGGATGGTGTTGAGTATGACACATATATAACATTTCGTGGGGCCGTTGCCAACTATTCAATTGAAATAGAATACAGGTCATATGGTATTAAAGATGTTTATTTATCACCTATTAGTGTTTTGATTTATGGCTCATTGGAATTAACTGGTGATGATGATTCTTTTGAGAAAGACTTTGAATTAGAGTTCGATAGAAGTGGTTTAAAAACAAACACTTTAAGTGGGACTATGGATTTGGGTGGAAAAAATATTGAAATTCCATCAATGGATACTGAGGTTGTATTTGAATCTAATAGAACTTATGAAAGTGGCGATGCTTTTTATACTCAAGCCATCAGCGGTAGATTACAACCAAATAAAATTATTTTTGAATATTAATTGATTACATTTTAAAGCTTCATATATTTATATGAAAGCCTCGTGTGGCTATTAACCTTGGGTACTTGTTGCCCTTGAGTCGTGATGAGCGACAAAAAGGTTAGTATAATAAAAATAAAACGAGAAAAAAAATGTACACAACAAACTATTCGTTCGGTTTAAACCCGAACCCAGAAGCCTACATCACAAAAGGCAAAAACAGAATCAAACAGCACGATGGTGTTGTTTATCTTGACAACCAAGATCAATTTGAGATCGAGGTATTTAATCCGAAAACAATTTCGGTTTTAGCGAAAATAAAATTAAACGGTAATTACATCTCAAACAGGGGCTTGGTTATTAAACCTGGTCAAAGAATTCATTTGGATCGTTATTTCGATGATGCTAGAAAATTCTTATTTTCCACTTATATCGCAGATGGTGATGAGGATGTGATAAAACAGGCCATTCAAAATAACGGATTGGTTGAAATCGAATTTTACGATGAAACGGTTTTATCTGGAATAGCATCAACAAGTTCTGGATTTGGTGGTTATCCGTGGAATCAACCTCCAGTTATTTATTACAATAACACAAACCCAAATCCAAACACAATAACGTGTTTTGATAACACAGCTAACTATTCAGCTGGTATTACGTATACCTCAGATGTGGTTGGTGTTTCAGCTTCATTAAAATTAAACTCAAATAAAAGAAGTTTAACAAAAAGTATTGAAACTGGTCGTGTTGAAAAAGGCGAAAAATCAAACACTAAATTCAAAGATGTTAACATGGATTTTAGTTCATATGCAACACATTCAGTGACTTGGAAAATTTTACCGAACTCACAAAAGCCAATTGAGGTTGGTGAGTTAAGAAATTATTGCACAGGTTGTGGTGTTAGAATAAAAAAATCAAACTGGAAATTCTGCCCAACTTGCGGTAATCAATTACAATAAGCCGCCACACGAGGCTTTTATTATTATTTAAGATATTTATATTAAAATATAGATCATGGCTAAATACAGAATAACCGAAGACCAATTACAAAAATTGTTCGAGAAATTAGAAATGAAGAGAGTTCAAGAGATGGATAATTATAATTACCCAGCTGGCTCAGATACGCCAGACGCCCCATGGAATCAAAGTGATCCGCATATGAGTGATGCAATAACAGCTAGTGGTGATTATGAATTAGTTAGTGTTACTAGTGGTGAATACCTTTTAAAAAACAAAAAAACTAACGAATTGTTATATACAATGGATGAAGTTTGGGATGATCAAAACAGCGACATAAAAGATGAATTATGGGACTTTTTAGAAAGGGCTCAAGAAGAGGATGAGGATGAGGATGGTAAATATTTAACAACCGCTAGTGATTGGAAGGAATATGTAGATGATGACCAAATTGGTGATGCTTTGGAGAGTTATTTAAATTATCATACTAAAAAGGGTAAAAACTTAGGTATTGGTAATATGGATGAGTGGACTACTGGCGCTGCATTTTTCCTAATTGTTACATGTGAAAATGTTGATGACGAGGATGGGATTTACAACGAAAACTTGCGCAATGAAGCAAAACAAACGCTTGGTTGTTAAGCTAAATCTTTAAATAAATCAGTTTGATCTTTGGGTACCTCAACATAAGCATGGGTGTAACCTAAATTCTTTAAAGCAACCATTCTGTGTCTACCATTTTTTATACCTAATTTACCGTTAGATATACTTGTTTCGGTTGGTTCAAACATCATAGTGTACGACCACCTCTCACCCGTTTTTGGATGAATTGATCTGGGATCTTCTGAAAACTTTTCAATGTAATCCATTGAGTTTTTAATTCTACCCTGACTAAATAATAATTTTGTATCTGGCCCAACATAAAAATCTGGGTCATCTTTTTTTAAACGATTTAAAAATTTATCAACGTCAACAAGTATTAAGGTATTTCTACCTGGATAATTAATTGCGTACCTTTCTTTTGGTATAAATTTCATTTTACAAATTTAGTTATAAATATCTGAACAAATGCGATTGTAGAGATATTTATAATAAAAAGGATATGATCACAACTAAAAAAGATTTGGTGGAATTATTCCACGAAAATAGTCCAAAAATGGAAAGTGAAGAAATCAAAAAAGAATCTGGTTTTACGAATAAAACAATCGCATCTTTAATAGATGAGGTTTGCAATATGCAAACTGGTTATGGTATAATCGATGACTTGAGTTTTGTTGATGAACGTTTATATGAGGGCGTTTTAACCGAAATAGCTTTAGAAAAAATTGTTAACGAAGCTTTGTATGAATATTATACAATGACGGAAAATTTAGATGAGGCTGAATATAAAGGTAGAAAGGTAAGTTTGGGTAAGATTATGCGTGGTGATCGTAAAAAATATAAAGTACACGTTAAAAACGCTAAGGGTAATGTTGTAAAAGTTGAATTTGGTGACCCTAATATGGAAATCAAAAGGGATAACCCTAGACGTAGAAAAAACTTCAGAGCAAGACACCATTGCGATAACCCAGGCCCAAGATGGAAAGCGAGATACTGGGCTTGCAGAACATGGTCAACAAAACCAGTTTCAAAAATGGTGTAATATGAATCCATTTACACTTAGTAAAGGTAAGATAATCGAAATGGTTAATGAGTACTCCTTCAATGGTAAATATGAAGGGGATATGGTTAGAGTTGGCTCTTTTAGGAGAAGAGATCTACCTAATGCGATTATGACAAATGTTTTAAAGGCAATTACTAATACAACAGGCCAAAGAGCAACTTCAGTAAAATATAAAAAAGGTGCCTACGATGATGTTGAAATTAGATTATTTGGGCAGTTGTTAACCTATTTATCTGGTAGATGGTAATTTAAAAAGTAATTTTACACCTACCGATGTATTTTGATTTATCTAGATCAATTTTTTCGTTGGGGTAATCTTCTTCATCAAACCATTCCAAACCACAATTAACACTCGACCCAAAAATTAAATTCGAGTATTTTTCCATAAAACTTTCGTCTTTACCAATCGGTATATCTATCTCAACACCAGATAATTTTATAAAAGTATATTCGGATTTATTGGTTCCACCATCGATTGCTTTGCCAAAAACATATTTAATGTTGTCTTTGTGTTCAATAAAATTAGCGAATAAATTTTTGTAGTTAATTTTTAGATTACAAACAATATTCTGGTGGTATGCCATACAGAGATACTCCGCCACAACAAACGGTACTTTGTAATTGTATAAACTTACAATACTATCAATTCTATCACTAATCGTTGCTAACGACACTATCAGGCAATAACAAATCTATTTTATTGTATAACTCATCTAAGGTACCTTCATTATTGAGAATGTTGGTCACACCCTCAATTAAATCCATTTCTTTCTCAGATGCATGTTCGTCACCGCCGTTTAAGTTAGGACGTTCAACTCTCCAAACAGTACCACCCATTTTTAAAATAGCGTCAACTTCATGCTGAAATCTAACATCACAAATCACAACATCCAGGTTTTTATTTTTTTGATACCACTGTTCAAATCTCTTAACCCAAAACCCACGACCAATGGATTTTAATTCTGGGATGTATTCTGGCATATCATATTGGAATACTTCAGTTCCCATGATTTGTAAAACGAGTCTTGGTGTTATTCCCCAGGTTGGGTCAATAACGTCTTTTGCGTCACCAAATACTTGATCTTCAGTGAACCCGAACAATTCCATAGCCCCACGTTTTATTGGGTTTGCAAAACTGTATTTTGTAAAATTTTTATTTTGTACAAGATAATCGCCAGATGTATCTTTACCTGAGCGTTTTTTTCCGATTATTCCAATTAACATATGTGTAATTTATTTACACAAGAATAATAAAAAAAAATGATATAAACAAATAAAAAAGGCCAGAAATTTCTGGCCTTTTTCTATTAGATTGTTGGAATCTGTTTTTGTCCGTTTTTACTGATGTCATCAAGAAGTTGTTTCATAACCTCCATCATATTAGTGGAATCCAATTTCATATCAGTGTTTCTACTAATGATCTGAGCGGCTTTTTGTGCCAGTGCTATTCTTGCGGATTGATTGATTTTTGATAAATCATAATTACCAACCGTATCTGGTAAAAACCTTTCTGGTGTACCTGGATTAAACTGTGGGGCCTGAGCTTGTTGTTGACCTTGTGGTTCTTGACCTTGCCCTTCAGCACCAGATTTTATGTCTCTTAACATTCTTCTGTACGCTGTAACATCCATATCGGCACGATTAATTAATTGAACCATTTTTTGTTGTGGTACATTAGCCAGTGCGCCCAAAACTGTTTGTAAAAAGTTTGCTAATTTAACGCGATTTACTTGTTGACCATATGCTTGTTTATACTCAGAAGCTATCTTAGTGCTTAAATCTGGTACAACTCTAGCTAATTGGGTGAAAATTCTACCACTATCGCTATTTTTTACAGCATCTTGTCTACCTTGTTCCATTTCAGGTTGGTTTTCACCAAACTCTTTTAGAACACTTTCAATTATTGAATTTAGGTTGTCATGTGCTTCAATTAATTCCATTAATTCAATAGATTCTTCAAGACGTAAAGGTTCTCTTCTAAAATCTAAATCTGTGAATCCATCGCCTTGTTGTCCACTTTGTCCAGAGCCAGTTCCTTGTCCAGATCCACCACCTTGATTTGATCCACCTTGTCCAGTTCCAGTTCCTTGACCAGATCCACCACCTTGTTGTCCGCCTTGTCCAGTTCCAGTTCCTTGACCAGATCCACCACCTTGTTGTCCACCTTGTCCAGAGCCACGATTTGATCCAGATGTTAAACCACCCTTTTTGGCCAAATCGATTAAATATGAAAATATTGCATAAAAACTTTTGATCAGGTTAGGAAAGTTTTGTAAGAACTCTCTTCTTGCGTTATAAACAGCGTTTGCTTGCGATTTACTTGGGGTTCTTACAGCAGCCTCTGATAGTTTATTGATGCCAATGTTTTTAAGTTGATCCATTATGTTATTACCATTCTTAAATTGAGTGGCGTAAACAGCTTTATTAAAATCACTTACAAATATTTTTAAACTTTTTGGGTCAGATTTCAATAATTCGTTAATATCAATACCAACAACTTTATCATCGGTAATTTTATTAAATATTGGATTTGATTTTGCTTGTGCAACAAGTTTGTTTAAATTCTTATCACCAGAATTAAACTTATTAATCATTTTAATCAAATTACTTAAACGCATAACATGTGTTTTAAATAATTTTAATTGATTTTGACTTAACCCTATGTCGGCTAAGCCTTTATCACTTGTATCAACATTAGTCGCTCTTGTGTTAATCGATCTCATTAAGCTACTATCAGCTTCTGCTAACATATCCATGTCACATAATGATTCGTATAACTTCAAATCCTCTTCCATTAATTTAAGGATATCGTCAATGTCATTAGGTTGTGTTACTTTACTAGTTACACGTCCACCACCGCTATATTGTTTAGTTGCATTTCCGCTACCGCCTTTTCCGTAGGTATCAGTGTTTGTTTGCGCTTTGAAATTAAAAATGTCCTGAAAATATTTTTTAAGATTGTCGTAAAGTTGCTTGTTATTTCCACCACCTTGTTGTTTATTATCTCCACCATCATCTTTGTTAGGATCATCAACAACATCTGGGTTATCTTTTGTACCTTCAATAGGTCTGATATATTGAACCAAATCATTCATTATTTGTGCACGTGATGATTTTCTACCTTTGTATCTACCCAATGCCGTTGCAACCGCACCAGCGGCTAACAAAATACCTAAACCCTTTAATATTGGTGCGGCAACAATTGCTTTAGCACTTTTAATTGTGGTTGTTTTTGCAACCCAAGTTGTGAAGGCCTTAGTTACCATACCAACTAAGTTACCGCCAGACACCGTAACTAAAGTGTCACCAGCCATTTTACCCGTACCAGCCCAAGTTCCAGTAAAAACTTGTTTTAAGGTTGTTCCATGTTCAGTTGGGTTTGCAACGATAGCTGATAATGTTTCTTTAGCCGCAACTGGATCTCTGAATATACCACCTTGTTGTGTTATAATATCAACACCAGTTTGTGCATTACCACCACCTAAAGTTTTAAGTGCTTCTACAACATCATTTGGGTTAGAGGTTGGGCTTAAACTAAGACCCAAAGTTCTATTCATGATTTGAGTCATACCCTCACCTGGTTTTATATTACCAAGTAATTCCTGAGTTGTTTGTTTGACCGTTTCTGGTGTCATTGTGGTAATCTTTTCTGGTGGGAAAATATATTCAATTAACCAACTCAGGGCACCAAATGACGCTCCAGCGCCTAATAAAGCCAATGGTAATTTCCACGACTTTAAAGTTTTCATTCTTTCTGTATTATACGCTTTTAAATCACCACTTTTAATTGCTGCTTTAGTGTCAGCAAATTTACCAGCAACTTTAGCTTTAGTTGCATCTAAATCAGCTTCATATAATTCATCTTGACCATCTTTTCTAACGATCCTATTACCATTGAGTTTAAATTGAGAATTCAACCAATTACAAAGTTGTTCGGCTGATTGACCGTGTGGTCTTACACCATAAACACCTTTGTACATATCACTATAAAAACCATAATCACTTTCAACTTCATCGGGTGTAATCCAATTTTCAGTACCAATTTCCTCATTCTCATTAAACACACTAAACGCAGCTGTTAAATCAACATCTAAATATTTTTGTGTGTAAGCTCTTAAATCCTCAATAATCGCATTTGCGGCATCAACTGGTAGATAACCTTTATCGTTTGGTTTTAACTTAGTTGCAGCCACTAATGAATCATATAAAGTTGCAATTTCAATAATAGTATCCAAAAACTGTTGTTGACTTTTGTTATTAGGAAATTCTGGATTAGATTGTTTGATACTTCTATCTAATTCTTTGATTTTTTCATTACCTACTTTATCAAGTAAGGCTGTTATCTGTGCTAAAGCCTTAGCATCGGTTTGTGATTTACCGAATATTTTACCACCAGCTTTATATCTACCCAATTTTGATAAGGCATATTTTACATTTTCCCAGGTACCTTCATTTAAAAGTTCATTTATTTCTAAATTAAGTAACTCGGACTCAGATAACAAAGGAAGACCCATATGTCTTCTCATGTCATTTACTTCATTTAATACATTTGGTTTTGTTGCCATGTTTAACTTATTGTTTATTTAAATTATTCTTTACGTTTTGTCTTGCTCTCTCCAGAATTGAAATTATTCTTTGTTCCATTAAAACCTCACCACCATGTTCGGTTTCATGTTTAACCAAAGCATCATAAATCTTATCACCAAAATATTCGAGATCATCTTTTGAATTTAAACTAG